CTACCGACCAGAGGCCGGCAAGATCCCGCTCACCAATCTGCTCGGGTATCTGACGCGGACCGGTATCATGGCGCGCCTCAGGCGCCTGGAGAATGCCATCTTCCCTGCTCACCTCGCAGACGCCCCCCAAGAGACAAAAGATGTCCTGCAGTCATGCGGAATTGCCGTTCCGTTGCTCTTTACGACCTCTGGTATCGGCAACATCGACATCGATAATTCAGATACCCGGGCGATCGCCGGGGCACTTCTGCAGGCCGGCATTATCAATCAAACGGAGCATGACGGGATCTTAGCTCTATCTGATCTTCCGACCAGTAGGGCGAATTATTTGTTTGGGGCACCGGTCACTATAGACGATATCCAAAGGAGTCATTAAATATGGCAACGACTTTCCAAGAGACGTGGACCGATAACGTCACCGTCGTCACCCCCCAGGTCCTAGCCAGGGGGTCCTCTGTGTCAGGTACTCTCGACCTCCGATCAAAACTGGGAGCGATGATCATGCCCCGGGTAGGTCGAGGCGGGACGGCTGCGCTGACCAACGGGGTGGACGTAATCATACGCCCCATCCTTAACAACGGTACTGCCTCTGCGGGGGTTCGGGAGGCTGCTGGCACGGCGCTGCTATCCAGCACCGCTGCGGCTAACTCGACGACCGTGAACGTGGACAGCAATAGTGGCCAAAAGGAACTCAAGGTCGCCGCAATCACGGGGTGGGCCGTCGGGGATTGGCTTTGCATCCAAGATTCGGGTGGGGGCGTCACACGCCTCGAATTCGCCCGCATCAGCAAACTGTCTGTAGCAAGCGGGACTGGGGTTACGCTGGACCGGAACCTTGCCTACTCTCACACTTCCGCCCAGGCAGACACTGTCCGGAACAAATCGGACGTCTTCAACGAAATTTGGATCTACGGTGGGGCCCTCTGGGAAGTCGTATTTGACTACGGTGACGACAGCGCCGGCGACAGCGTGACTGTTTGTGCGAAAGCCCGCACTCTCGACTATATCTCCCAGGTTACGGTGTAACGGGGCATGGCGAATATCCTCAGAGGTTCCCAGTACTGGAGGGACAACAAACCCCCGCCGGGATCCCGTATCGACTGGGGACATCCTCTGAGTCAGGGTTTGATAGCTTGCTGGCCCATGAACGAGGGCGCTGGGAGCAGGCTTGTAGACCTTGTCAACGGCTCTCACTTTGTGATGAGCCCTATATGCAAGTGGGACAGGGGACGTGTCTACTTTTACGACGATGGTTCGACTCACGCATACGCCAACGCCCCAAGGACAGAAAAGTTCAGAAATCTCACAAAATTCACGCTCGTAATGGATGCGGCGGTGTACGACCTAACGTCGTCGCTGCTGACGCATTGGAACGGGGCGCAGGCTGGGTATGGGATTTACACCTCCTACAACGTCTCGTATCAGTCGTTTCTGGTTTGCAATGTCGGCAATAATGTTGGAGAGGCGAGCGGAACTGCTGGGGAAGTGGTCGTGGGCAGCCGGTATATGTTCGCAGGTACCTACGACGGGGTGTCTGCAAAGGCATTTTTGAACGGTAAGCAGACGGGCAACTCTGCGACACTTGGTGCCCCTACCAGTGTGGACATTGGCCTGGGGATCGCCACGTATAACGAGTATACCACCACCGGGCGAACCGGGTACTATTACTCGGCCCATATGTATGATAGGGCGCTGTCCCAGGCGGAACTCCGAGAGCTCTACCTAAATCCGCTTCAGTTCCTCAGAGTACGGACCCCCATAACGTACTTTTTGAAATCTGCTCTGGTCACTGTTAACCAGACCAAAGATGCCACCTGGAACACGTCCATTCTCGCTACTTTAGCGAAGGCAGCGACCTGGAACACGTCTGCATTAGCCGGCCAAACAAAGGCGGCCACTTGGAACGTCGGCGCCCTCATTTCTCAGACGAAGGCCCTTTCCTGGAACGTCACGATCCCCGTTGCCGGTTCGAAGCCTACGACTTGGAACGTATCCATCTTAGTAGCCGGATCCAAGGCTGCAACCTGGAGCGTGGGGGCCCTGATCTCCCAGACCAAAGCCCTTTCCTGGAATACGTTGATCCTGGTGCCTGGAACGAAAGCCACTACCTGGAATGTCTCGATTTTGGCAGCCGCCTCAAAGGCTGCAAGCTGGAACGTGGGGGGCCTGATCTCTCAGACGAAGGCCCTCACCTGGAACGTCACGATCCCGGTCGCCGGCTCGAAGGCAACGACGTGGAGTGTCTCGATCCTAGTGCCTGGAACTAAGGCAATGACTTGGAATACGTCTGCCCTTGCGGCAGGCTCTAAATCCACGACCTGGAACACCTCTGTTCTGACGGCTGCCTCAAAGGCCGCGACCTGGAACGTGGGGGCGCTGATCTCCCAGACGAAGGCCCTCACCTGGAATGTCACGATCCCCGTGGGTGGATCTAAAGGGGCGACGTGGAACGTCTCCATTCTGGCAGCCGCGTCAAAGGCTGCTACTTGGAACGCTCTAGCACTGGCCGCCGGCTCGAAGGCCGCCACCTGGAACACGTCTGCCCTGGCGTCCAACTCAAAGTCCGCCTCGTGGAGTGTAGGCGCGCTTATCTCTCCGACTAAAGCTCTCGCCTGGAACGTCTCGATTCCCGTTGCCGGCTCGAAAGCTACCACTTGGAACGTCTCGATTCTGTCGGCCGCGTCAAAGGCGGCGACGTGGAACACCTTTGCCCTTGCTGGTCAGTCGAAACCCGCAACCTGGAATACGTCTGCACTGATTTCTGGGTCTAAGGCTGCGACGTGGGCAGTCCAAGCCCTGGCCAGCTCCACCAAAGCCGCCTCGTGGAACGTATCCACGACTGCCTCGAACACTAAAGCCGCCTCGTGGGGCATATTGGCGCTTATCTCGGGACTGAAAGCCCTTTCCTGGAATACCTCAGCCCTGGCGGCCGCTTCGAAGGCTGCGACGTGGAATGTGTCTGCCCTGGCGGCCGCCTCGAAAGCCGCCTCCTGGAACGTCTCTCTAGCGGTGTCAAGCTCCAAAGGAGCCGCCTGGAACGTCTCGATCCCCATCTCTGCTTTAAAGGCAGCCGCCTGGGATTTATCCAAACTCGTCTCTGGATCGAAGGAAGCGACGTGGGACGTTTCCAAGCTGGCTGGACAGGCGAGCGACTTTACGTGGAACCTATCGGCCCCTGCGGTGGGCGAAACGGTCTTGTTTTCCTGGGACGTGTCGATCCCGATCGCTGCTTCAAAAGAGTCCGCCTGGAGCGTATCGAAACTGGTCTCGATTTCAAAGGCGTCATCGTGGGATACTTATGCTAGGGTAGGGAAACACTGGGAGTTTGTGTGGAAGGTGCTCGCCGCCACCGGGGGAACCCTGCAAGCCCGGTTCGACGTGTCGAAATTGGCCGCCCAATCGAAGGAGCTGGGCTGGGGCCAGTCTTCCCTGGCCGGCACCTCTAAATCTGTCTCGTGGGGCCTGCTGGAAGCCATCTCTGGATCTGCCGGGCTTTCCTGGGACACCTTGGCGCGAGCCGCCGGCTCAAACGCTATCGCATGGAACGTCTCGATCCCTATTGTCACCACGCAAGGGGCCACCTGGAACGTCTCGATCCCGGTGGGTATGACAAAAGAGGCCGTGTGGAGCGTTCTCGCTCACGCCGCGCAGACCGGTGAGATTTCCTGGGACGTCCTACAGCACTCCGGCGCCCTCAAAAACATCCGGTGGGACATCTCGCACGCCGCGTTTACTGCCACGGTGGATTTGTCGTGGAACGTCTCGAAATTCGCCTCGGCCGCCAAAGTCGCCGCATGGGACGTATCCAAGCTCGTCCTGCCTTCCGAAAAGGCCCTTTCATGGGAGGTTTCGAAGCTGGTCAGCCCTTCAGCGAAGGAGCTGGCCTGGGCTTTACGGGCGATCGCCAGCAAGTCGCTGGATCCGCGGTGGGACGTTGCAGCACTGGCCGGCCGGGCCGAGGACCTGTCCTGGCACGTCAGCCAACTGGTCAATCCCGCGGAGTTCCCGCTGACGTGGGACATCAACACGCCCATCGGTTCTGTTTTCGATTTATCGTGGATCATAAAACGGTTTGTTCCACGAATCATGTGGATGCCGGACGCTAGACCGGCGAGGGTAGTAAAAGTAAAGGGGGACAAAATGCTAACAGCTGGGGATACTGTACAAGATATCGCCTATGTGCCAATTCTCGAGGGGGACACCCCGGATTTGGACGGCGCCACGGTGAAAATAATTTTCACGGACGCTGATGGAGGTAGGACTGAGAAGGATGCCGAAATCATCGACGGCGCCGAGTATGACGCGCACTACACTGGGGTCTCTGTTTTGCGCTACAAGCCGACTGCAGACGACATAAAAGCGGGCAATTACCTGGTCTACTTCAAGGTGACGTTTCAAAACCAGAAGCAGAAATATTTCCCCTTCGGGGGCATCTCGCTTCAAATCGCGGAGGCGCCATAATGAGTACGATACCTGGAATGGTTGTCGGCCTGATTGGTCTGCTGGGCGCAGTCGGCGGAGATGCCGCTGCCTCTCATTTAGACCCGAATACGTCAGTACCTCTGGGGGTTGCTTTTGCCGCCGGAGGGGTATGTGTGACCGCGGCTTTCTGGATCGGATCCAAGCTGACGAAGATTAATGACAGACTCTGGTCTCTAGAGACAAAAATGAACAGCCGTCCGTGCTTCAAGGAGCCGGACACCTGCACCAATGAAAAATAGACTCATTTGGATCGCCTTGCTGGCTCTCACCTTGACGGGCTGTTCGTTATGGCCCAAGCGGGTGGAGATCGGCCGGGACAGCGTCAAGCCCGTTCCTACGGTGGCGCCGGCGGCTATCGAAACTCAAAAACAAGCGGCCGACTACCTGGCGGACAAAACGGAGGAGGTCAAAGTGGCCGCTATAAGCACCGGCGCGGCCACAAACGTCGTCTCTACAGCGTCGGAAGCCGCCACCGTGGCTCGAAGCCTATCTCTGTCTCTCGGGCCGCCAGAAACGCCCTGGAAGGCCGAGGCGGAGCGTTTATCACAGCTCTTGAAATACCAGGAAGCGAGGTATGACGCCCGGATCGCAGCCTACCGGAAAGAAGTGGCCGGGAATGTGGGCAAGAAAATCGAGGGGTCGGGATGGTTCTCGATCAGCTATTTCACCCAGTGGTGGGTGGTCTTGATCGTGACGGGGATCCTGATCGGCGCCCTGAAGCTGTACGGCACGCTCAACCCGGTCGTGGGACTGGGGGTGGGGGTGGTGGAACGCGTCTCCGGCCGGGTGCTCCAGGCGGGCTTCGACCAAGTCGTCAAAGCCGGCGAGAATTTCAAGTACTACCTGGCGCACTCAGCCCTGACGGAGTCCGATAAGATAGCTGTCAAAACGATGTTCAGGAAAGCGCAAGAAGAGATCCAAGATCCGGCCGTCAAAGCCGTGATCGACAAACTAACCGCATAAAAGGAGGACACATGCCGAAGAAAAAAGGTAAGGGCTGTTAATTATACCGAGCCCACGTAGCGAGAAGGACCGCATCTGCAGAGTTGTGGTCCTTTTTTCGTTTAAAGAGGTCGGCATGGTTGGGGAAAATCGCTGTCGCGATAGCACGGCTGTCGAATTCGACCTTCTTGTCGATTCCGAGCTCTTTTCGGTACCAGAACTGCCACTTTTGTGGACTTACGAGGAGGGGCGGCTGGTGTCCCGTACAGAGGAATAGCGCACTCTGAGCCCACCCGGTCGACAAGCCGAATGAGAACATGGACACGACACCTTGGCCGGGCATGGCGTGGACGTCCTCGATAACCGCTTTAAAAGCCCCTGTAGCGAGGGTTTTGATGGCTACCGCGATATCCCCCAGCTCCTTAAAGTCTCGCGTAACCATTAATCTGCCATCACCCAAACGGGCAACGGCACCAGACTTGCCAGGATCGACTGCGATGATAGGAGGACCGTCAAGAACCCCAGAAAATGAAAACCCCATAGGGTTAACGTACCCCATGGGGCTGAGTAGTACAAGTGCGTAGGGAAACTAGCCGGTCCGGAACATCTCTGCCAGGCGCTCGATATCCCCCATGGTCAGCCCAGACGCTGCCAGGAATTGCTCCGGCGTCATCTGGTCTTTTAGGGACGCCGTGGGCTTAGGCGTCTGGGCACGAGTGCCCGCCTGGGCCTGGACCTTGTTAGGATCCGGCGTGGCCCGGATGACATTAATGCCGTCGCTGATGAACCCGGCCTCAACCTTATGGAACAGGTCGGAGGGCAGCGGCCCTGCGGGCGAGCTCTCCGGCGACCGTTGGGTCGGTGACGTATTGGTGCCCTTTGGCGTATTCTTCTTGCCCGAAGACCCGGGTGTCGAAATAGGTTGTTTTGGCATAGCTTATCTTATTCTTGTCGTCTGCGTCTAATAGTACTCTAGCTTTGTCCACGTTGTCAAGCCATGCTTTTGCGTTCTCGGCATACTTGGCAGGATCCAAATGGACCGAATCGTAGCGCCCGGAGATTTCCGGGATATACTGCATGCGGATGCCGAGAATCCGTCCATTTGTGTCTTTAGCAATGGTGAACCCGTCAATGCCGGCCCGCATAAACGCTTTAATGATCGGGGCTGTCTGGGCCCGGTTCAACGTCGATTTAAAGCCTACCTCCATCCCCGGCCGAGCGTTGGGGTGGTTCTGGTCGACCACGTAGGACGCGAACACGTCTTCCTGCTTCGCCCGCTGCCCAAGGTCAAAAATCTGCTTCTCGAAGTGCGGGAGAGCATCTGACCCGTGGAACGTGGCTTCAACGTCGAACGTCGGCTCGCGCTCGAACATGAACATGCCGTCTGAGGCATTCACACGAGACGCCATGAGGCCGGGCATCTTGCCAATGGCTCGGCGGAGGTCCTGGCGCTCCTTTTCAAACACGCCGATGTCTATCCCGCGCTGTTCTTTTCGCGCCCCGGGGTACTCCGGCGGCAGGAATTCTTTGCGCGCGGTGGTCACGCCCGCCTGGGCCCTGACGGAGCCGCTCAGATCCACGGCCCGGAAGTCGCCCTTCTTCTTGCCGGCGGCCTCGGTCCAGTCCTTTTTGTCCCAGAGATCCTTCTCGGCAAACCACAGGATCGCCTGCATGTCGTCAGGCTCCAGGCCGGCCTTCTCGGCAGCATATCGGAAGCCCTTTTGGGCCAGGACGAAGTCCCCACCGTACTCACCCTCTTTATTGCGGCCGTAGGACACCCCGTTTTCCTGCTGGGGCGTGATCCTCCACTGCGGCGTATCCTTGGAATAGAGCAGTCGGCGGACCATGCGGGCGGCCCAGACGTCGATCGTGGCCTCAAAGGTGCGTCCGGTCAGGTTGCCGGCAAAGTTGGGCGTCTTGGGCCCCTTGGTGCGCTCGAGCCAGTCCCCGTACAAGACGTCCAGGACTTTGGCGCTGTTCATGCCGAAGAGCTGTCCGTCTTCCTTGGTCGGGAGCTGCCCCCAACTCGCGGGATCTCCGCCGGCTTCCCGGTGCTTGTCGTAGGAGTCCAACAAAGTGTCGAAATCTCCCCGGGAGTACATCCGCATCGCTTCCAGGGCGTAGTTCAGGTTGCTTTCGACGTCCGTGTTGGCAGACGTGGCGCCTAGCAGCTGTCCAAACATCTCCAGGGTGGCTCCAAAGGCTTTTTGGAACCGTTCCCGGACGTCCGCATACCAGCCCTTGCCGGCCACGATTGCCGGGATATCTTTGACCTTTAGGTACTCCTTATACAGAAGCTTCCCTAAATGCTTCCCGCCCTTGTCTAATACTTCGGCGCTCTCCTGAGCTTTCAGGGCCTCCCGTTTGGCAATAAGCTTGTCCAGCTGTTCCTGAATCCTCGGCTTCTGGCTGACGTCGGCCTTTTTAAGGATCCTGCGCTGCGCTTCTACCTGTTTCTGGGCCGCCAAGTGCTTCGGGGCATACTTCGCTTCAACATCCTCGGCAATTTTGACGATTGCCGGAGCGTTCATCATGCCGTAGGGGATCTTCTTATACATGAGCTTGCCCTTGTTGTCGGCTCGGATAGATCCGTCCTCAGCCAGCGCGAGCTCCAGGGGAATGGATTCTGGCCAATTTTTCTGCTCCTCTAAATTCCCAAGATGCCGGGCACGCAGCTCTTCCTGAGTGGGCGGCACGTTAGGGCTGAACCGCATGGAATACGCCCCATTGGCGTCGTAGACCATCCGGTCGTTGTAAACGAGCCGCAGCCCCTGAGCCGTTGCGGCATCCTCGAGGGCCGCGCGCTGCCCCCGGGGCAGGCTCTCAAAAGTGCTCCCGCGTCGGCCGGTAACATAGAGGGCCCCATCCTCTTTCTGAGCACGCAGGAAATTACGGCCGGCCAGCTCGTCGTAGACGCCGGCGAGGCGATCCATGCTCTGGACCTTCAACGGCTCGCCATACACTTTTTGGTGCCAATCGGAGGCAGCAACTTCATGCCCTCCAGAGGCGTCCATCAAGGAGCCGTCGGGGCGGACCCAGAATTTGCCGGGCGTAGCGTTGGACGCTTCAGGCAGCACTTCAGAAATGAGGGACTTCGCCTCCTCGGGGGTGCTGGCGGATCCGATCTTGTAGAGCTTCCCGCCGGCAATCTTCTGCTGCAGCTCGTAGAGGCCGCCCCGCGGCACCACTTCGAACCTGTCGCCGCCGACTTCCGCGCGCCACCGGTCCGTGCCGACTTCCTGCCAGTCCAGATTCGGAGAGTAACGAGCGTCCGAGACCTCTGGGTTGAACCGCTCGGACAACGGGATGACGTTGCCCTGGTCGTCCTTCGTTACGGGGTCAAGAAGTTTGCCCGTGCCGTCGGTTTCGCCCTCTTTCAGGCCAAGCTTTGCCAGGTCAAGCCCACCCCCATCCCACGGCATCGTCTTTTGCCCCGCATCGGTCAGTATCTTGTTGACCTCGGCCTCGGACAAAATCTTGTTGACCTTCATGGATCCAGAAATGATCCACTCCCCGGTCATGTTGGGGTTCGTCTTGTACCGATACATGCCGTCGGCGGGCATCTGTTTGATGTCCGCCTTGACCGCACTGAATTTTCCGGTCTTCGGGTTGACCCCGTTCTGACGGGCCTGGGGCTGGTAGTCCTTGTCGGCCGCTACCTCGACTTCTCCCCAAACTTCGTTGGCGCGCCGGGCGTAGACGTTCCCATCCGGCCCCTTGACACCAATGTGTGTGGCCAGCGGCGTATCACCCGCGTGCCATCCCGGCCGGAAGGCTAAGTCGCCTAGCTTCGACTTCACCCCGCCGGTCTTACTCTCGGGACCCGGCAGTGCGTCGAGCCATACTCCCGTGGGAATCGCCTGGTTCGCCCCCACAAATAAGGGGAAGAGCTCCCCGGGCCGTTTGGGGTTCGTCGAAAAGAGCTTATACGCCTTGACCGTCTTCTGAGGGGGCGCCGTGCGCCGCACTCGGAACGCTGTCGAGCCGCTATCATCAACGATCGGCAGCCCAGACTCCTCGGCGGCCTTGTTGACCATCTGCTGGGCCTTCTCCATGTCGCCGGAATTCACGGCGTCCAGGTATTCGGAATCGATGTCTGGGCTGAAGCGCGCGCCTTTCGGAGCTACGGCTTTCGTCCCGCCCTCGCCTTGGCCTAGCGGTGTCAGGGCGATCTTGGGAAACGTCATCGCCACGGTCCGCTTGTCGTTCGTGTCAACAACGAGGCCGGCGTAGCCCGCGTCCCGCAGCATATCGTCGGCAGCTTCCCGATTGATCATGCTGAAATACCCCAGCGGGTCGGATTTGCCGGCGCGCAAGTCGTAAAAGCGGCTGCCGTCAACGACGGCGCCATACGCGTACTTGTTATTGAACAACGCCTCGTCCTGGCCAAAATCGGACCCTTCCAGGAACAGGTAGGACTTGTTCCCACCGCGCAGATCCCGCGGGTTCGCGGAGCCCTTGCCAAAATACTTAGGATCCAGCGTTTTGAGGTTCTGCCTCCCGCTGTAGTGAATCAGCCGGAGCGGAATGGGACCAACAGAGTAGGGCAGGGTCCCCTTACCTTTCAGCTGGATGTCGTCAGCCACAGCCGGGCTGGCCTGGATGGGTGAAGGATGAGCGGCCGGGTTGGAGCGCGCTTTTAAAGCGCTGTCCAAAACCTCGTCCGCCGTGGAATCGGGCGTGAGATTGAGCACCTTTTTCTGGTACTCGCCTCTAGCGAGCGGAGCGTCGCCAGGCTTCACCGTCTCCATGCGATCAAGCCTGAACGACCTGATAATGCCGACCCGGTCCTTGCCGGTAAGCGCTTCCCGGAGCGGGTTGGCCTTCATGTTGGCCACGTTACGGCCGATCACGACGGTGTTGATGAAATCGCGCTTTGCCTGACCGATACCGTCTTCGCCCGGGCGTCCCTCCGAGTGGTTTTTCAGGTAGGTCACGAAATCCTTGCGGAATTCTCCCTTGTCCCCGTTCCAAAGAGGATCGAGCTTCCCGCCGGCCTGCAGCTCGGTTGCCCGTTTCTCAAACGTAGTCAGGTCGAGCATGACAAAAAGCACGTTCCCGCCCTTAGCTGCAGCCTTTCCCCCATCCAGGGACACGGTGCCTTTTTTAGTCACCACGATGGCTATCGGGATGCCCTCCCGCTCGGTGAAGGAGAGGTTGCCTAACGTCTTGCCGAGGTTCCGAGCCCATCCGCCAGGCATGCCGCCGGACGTCGAGATAGCGTGATAGATGAATTTGACGGGGGTGCCGCTGGCGATGGCTTCCTCCAACAATTTCGCGTACCCCTTGTGGTCCTCACTATACTTTTGTAGGGCGGCAAACCACGCCGGCATCTTTGTGCCGGTGACAGCCACGCCTCCGCCGACCTGGGCCCGCGGCGCCACTTCGGGATTCGGATCCCCGATAGGCTTGACGGGCTGCTCGCCCATCGCCGCCTCTACTTCCTTGGCGCGCGCTTCCTCAGTTTTACGGACCTCCTTGGGAGTAAGCTCGCGGACCTTACCGTCAGCCGTTTGGACGACGAAGTCATTGCCGACGGTCCCATCAGCCTGTTTGTGCAGCGGTAGCGGGCCACCCTCTTTGCCCACCATCTCTTTAGTGACTGGGACAGCTTTCTCCTTAACCTCAGTGATGCCCGGCAAGCGGTTGTTAAGCTCTCGAATGTACCCATAAGTGAGTTTGCGCAGGGCAGGGGAGTCCAACACGTCGTCCAAATTCGTAAAGAGGGACTTATACCCGGGCCGGGTCTCGGTTCGAACACCGATGGCAGAAAGGATCTTACGGCCAGCGCTGAGCGCCAGGTCGGTCAACCCCGGGGAGCGAATCACGTCGTTGTAAATGTGCTTGCCCTTTAAAGACCCAATCCCGGCGTCGGCGAAGATTTCACCGTAGATCCAGGCATTAGAGTCACCGTAATCGACGGTCGACCGGTGCTGTTGCGACGCAAGCTCCGCGTCGATTGTGGCTTGATACTCAGGAGAAGCTTTCCATGCCTCGTACTGCTGGTACTTGCGTTCCTGGACGGCTCGCTCCGCGTCAGTTCGAGCGGAGGCGACCTGTTCAGGAGTGGCATCAGGCGTTAGCGGGGCGCTCTTCAGCTGAGCGTCTACCTCGGCGGCGTATTCCGGAGACTTCCTCCATTTTTTGAGCTCGGCATCTTTTCGGCCGACCACCAGGCGCTCCGAGTATTCGCGGGCAGCGGCCTGGAGGCGCGCAGGGTCACCAATGGCCGAGTCGATCACGGACCGGATGTGCGGGCTATTCGCCGCCTCAGACGCCATAATGGCGTGGCTGACTTCGTGGTAAAACGTGTCGGCAAGATTCCGGCCGCCCTCCATGTTAACCAAAACGACGGGCTTATCCCCATCCCGGAAAAATCCAGCGGTGCCGTCGCCTCCGCCCTTCGCGGCATACTCGGCGCCGTTTACGAATCGGATGTCTAAACTCCTTCCAAAAGCCTTTTGGAGGCGCGCGGCCGCAACCATGACGTCGTCGGTAATGGTGCGAGCCATCAGTTCCGGATCCGCCCCGTTGGCGAGCTGTCGCGCCACCATTTCGGTGACGTTTTGGGCGTCCGACTCCCAGACCTTGGCTTTCTTCTGCCAGGGGTGGGTGGCCAGGCGCATGCCGTAGCCGAGGGTCCCGCCCGAGCCGATGGATGCCCCGAGCTCTTCAGGATTCTCGGCGGTAAGGGCCCCGATTCCGGCACCGAACGCGGCACCGTGGGCGGTCGACTTAGCGACATCCTTGGCAAACCGGGCACCTTTTTCGACGCCGAGGCTGTCCAGAAAGGTCGCGGACACTTTCAGCCAGTCGGCAGCGTCCGGATTGGCTGCGACCTGTTTTAGCCGGGAGAACTGAGGATCAAAAGTGGTGGACATGAGGTGCCGGCCGGCGTCAGCAGCACTCTGCAGACCCTGTCCAGCGACTTTCAGCCCTTTGGCCCCGGCGATCGTTGTACCGAGAGGGCCGAGGGCGCCCACGACGCCGGCCCCGGCGCCCACGTTCGTGAGCGTTTGCGCAGCCTTCTCAGCATACGCAGGCCCCACCATTTTCTCGGCGGTCTTTTCAATGAGCTTCTCGGGGAGCTCCCCGACAAATTGAGCGGCCGCGCCGAGCTTATCAGTCGCAGCGACAGCCGTATTGGCGACCCGTTCCGCGGCTTTCCCAGGAAGCTGAGCAGCTTTTGCCGCCAGTGCCGTGAGCGTCGGGGCAGCCTCGGCGATCTTTGCGGGAAGCTGGGCAGCTTTGACGGCGGCCGCGGTCAGTGTAGGCGCAGCCTTGGCGATGGCACCCTGTACCCCATGAGTGGCCGCATGCTTGATGGCGGACTTGACAGCCGAGGACACCCCGAGAGACCCCACAAAACTGGGATCGAGGACGTTCGAGGAAAACTCAGAAACCTGGTTGTAGGGGAGAGCCGGCAGCAGCCAGTCCGGTGTTAGATTTCCTTTACCGTCGAGCCCTTGTTCTCGTTGCTGTTGGGCGGCCTTATTCGCAATCAGCCGCTGGTAATAAGCTTGGAAATGCTCCTCGGGGGACAACTTGGTAAAATGGTCCCACGCCTTGTTAGACGCCATCCGGACCATGTTCCCCATGTCATAGAATCCGCGCGACAATCCCTCTATGGCAGAAGCCCCAAGACGGGGTGCCGTATTCCGGCCCAGGTCTGACCAAACCTCATAGGCACCCTCGCCCAAAGATTTGCCGACGCTGTTCACTCCTCCAGCAATTCCTTTCCCGAGATCGGACCAAAACCCCCCAGAGAAGAACCCCTTCGATTGATCGTCCTCGTAAAGCTTTCGCGCCTGGGCTTCGTTAGGGATAAAAGTACTCCCCTCGGCGCCCGTCATCTGCTTGAGCTCGTCCACGGTCGGCTCCTGAGAACGGCCAGTAAACACCACCCCGTTCTCCCCTTTAGACTGTTGTGCAGAAGCTGGCTCGGCGTCCATTGTCCTGCCCGTATAGATTATGTCGTCCATTTTCCCCTTGAAGGCCCCTAAGCAGAGCGCTAATTTACCCTATTATGAAAAAAGCCTGGCGTATCTATGCTGGAGTCGTTGTTGGCGGCATCCTTTTCTGGATTATCTTTTTTGTAGGAGCCAACATCCTAGGATATCGATTCTAGCTCTGTGGCTGATTAGCCTCGGGCTTTTTGACCTCCAGCCACTTGCCGGTCTTGGGATCAAGCACCCACCCCACCGAAGCGTTCGAGGCGCGGAATTCCGCCTCAGACGTGAACTTGGGAGCCTCCTGTCCCTCTTGTGCCGGCTGACCTTGTCCGGGCGGCATCAAAGTGACACGCGGCTTGATGCCCGGTGTCTGATCCTCCCCAACGGACGCCGCTTGCCCCGGCTCCTGGAAATTAGAGACACTCCGGCCGGCGTTCTTTAACGTCTCCAAAAGCCGAGCCCGCGATTCAGTGAGACGAGTACGTAGCGCTTTCAACTTCTTCACGGTGACGATCTGACTATCCGTCAACCTGGGGAATTGCTTTTTATACTCCTCGCGGTCCGAGTCCGTGAGCACCCCGACTTCACCAAACACGCCACGGGCGAGATTCGGAGTCGCGGCACCTACAGCCTGATCATAAAGGGCCCCCTCGTAGTTGCCGGGCCAGTACTGTTTATAGAGTCCCGTGACCAGGGCCTTGCCTGCCTCAAAAATACCTCCGGCGTTCTCGCCGACAGGCTTCCCTCCCATGACCATTTTTTCGATGGCGTCCAAATCAGATTCGGCCTGCATGATCGACCCCAGCCGGGTTATCTCGCCCGCCTGAAGATTCTGCCTGTCGTTCTTCTTATCGGCCCAAGGGTGGGTAGTGCTGCCGTCCTTGACAAACTTGAGCGTCTCGCCAGTTTCTGGATCTGTCGCAGTGACCACTTGCAGCGGCTGAACTTTAGGGGTGAGCTTGAGGGCCTCGCCTCCCTTTCCGTCCCGCGTCAACTCGCTGATCTGCATACCCTCGGGAAGCTTGAGCGGAGGCTGAATCGGACCGTATCTCGCAGTCTGTGCCCGGTCGAATTCTTGCGCAATCTCAGGAACGGACAACTGGATGGGCGTGCCTGCCCGGAAGTTGTCGATGACCGTCTGCTGGGTGTCTGGATCCAGCATGGAGAACGATTTATCCTTGAAAAAGGAACCGGGCTGAAACGCGTTGCTGGCATCAGTAAGCGCCTTCTTGCGAGCTTCGGCATCCAGGGCCTGCTGGAACGTGCTTTGGGCCGACTGAAGGGCCAGCTTGCCCTGGTTGATATTTAACTCGTCCAGCGGCTTCTGACGGTTCTGTTCAGCCTGCCAGCGAGTCTGCTCCTGCCCCATCCGCTGTTGTTCGAGGTCCCGGGCTTTTCTCGCGTTGCGGATCTGCATCGCGTTAGCAATCCCTTGACCGAGCAGCTCAAACGGCTTGAAAAATCCCGACTGATCCAATCCCACGTATGCCATAAATCCCCCTTATCCCAGTAATCCGCCAAGCGGGCTCAGAGCACCCAAGAATCCCATCGTATAATCCAATGCGCCAGGTTGTTTGACCACATCCTGAGTAGGCGTCGCGATCTGGCCTTGGCCAGCCAACGCGCGCACGATCGAAGCCGCTTGCGCCGCAGGTTCCATGCCGTATACCTGCGCCTGCGAAATCTTGCTCAGATAGTCGAGCGGGGCCGCGGTCGACACCGCTAAATTTTTGAGGGCGTTGTCCTGGTTCGCACGCTCCTGCATATAGTTCTGCATGAGGGCGGAGTTTTCGCTGTTGGCCAAATTGGCATACGCCTGGGCTTCCAACTCATTCTGGCGCGCGTTGGCGGCGCCGAGGTTCGCCTGGCTTGCCTGCTGATAAGCAGTAGAAAAAGGCATGCCAGCTTGAGAAAACTGAGACCGAAGTAAGGCGTCATTATTAGCTGCAGAGGCCATAGTAGCGTTCCTCATACCCCCCAGCGCCTTGTCCGTGGCGGCCCGGGTAGATTTCAGCGCATTCGTGACCTGGGGGGCGGGATTCAGATAGTCCCCAGCCATTTCCCGACGGGCTAGGCCGGCAGCCTGACCCCAGCCGGGATCGGAAGCAGCAGAATTCGCCGCCCCTACGACGCGATTGGTCGCGCCCGATAGATCGGGTGTATTCGCGGACAGCCAGTCGAAAATCCGCTTTCTCGCCTCTGGACCCCCTGTAGGCGCACTCGTACTCCCTTGGGCATTCGGGCCCAAAGGATCGAAGTATCGCGGCTCCTGCACATACTGTTTATCTGAACTCCCACATCCCATAAATTAACCCCCTTTTCTAATACTATACGCCCGATCAGCACCTTGGTCAAAGACCTCTATTGGCCGTGGAACACCTTGCCGAACAGGGTCGTGTCGATAATTGGCGAGTAGCCCTGGCGCTCCATCAACGGGTAGAACGGCGAGGTGTTGGCACACGGCAAAATGACACTGCCATACCCCTTAGTTTTAACGATCTGCTCACCCCGCTTCCAGAGCATGAGACTGTCGCGAGGACTTATCCGCCGGCTGTCGAGCCAGACGTGCAGGATCGGCGTATTACAAATGGAGGCGTAGCCGGCGACAGTCCCGTCTTTTTCAACTACATGGGTGGGAAAAAGGACGGTATGGTTGTCGGCCTGGGCGGCCTTCCACAAAACGTCCATGTCTGCCGGCAAGTATGGGCGCAATGTCGCTCTCATCGCGCAAGCCATAGATCGGTTTCGACGGGGCGTTCCTGGTACCACCCACGGTCCCAAATATCATAGAGGCTGTCGAAGTAGAGCTGATAGAGTTTGCCGGCGCGCTCCATCGAGAAATTATGATCCGCGTAGCCGCGTATGACGTAAGGATCCAGGTCCGGAGCCCGTTTAGCAGCCTCGAGGAATTCCGCGAAGGTCCGGCATCGAAAGCCATTCACGCCTTGCATGACGGTCTCGCTAAACACTCCCCAGTCAGTAGTGATGACGGGAGTGTGGCAGAAATTCGCCTCCGCGTGGACACCTTCAAAGGGCCCGATATACCACGTTGGCGTGAACAGCGCGAGGGCGCCGCCCATCAATTCGTTGCGCTGTTTCGGGTCTACCGTGCCAATGTGCTCGACGTTCTTGTACGTCGACAGATCCATGCCGTCGACGTTGCTGAGATCGCCCTGGCCGGCCACGATGAGCTTTTTACCGAGCTTCGCCGTTACCTCGCAGGCGACCGACAGCCCCTTGCGGGAAATGAGCCGGCCGACGAACAGATAGTAGTCGCCCTTCTTGGCGGGAGCTACGGGAAACTCTTCCGGGGCATAGGAATTGGGGATGACCGTGTCGTACCATGCCCCGTCCTCGACTCCCATACGGCCGTACAGGTAGTGCATCCACGCATAGGACTCAAAGACTTTGTGCTTGGCAAACACCCCAGAGTAACCGATCCCGGACTCGACGGTGAACCGCAGATTCGTGCCCTGGGAGACCGGCAAGTGGTAGTTGCCCATGGTCACGAGGAGGAAATCCCGTTCGTCTTTTATGGCGTTGATTTCCGCCACTGCCCGGGCGTTGAAATTCTCATGGACTTTGTCCTTCGGCTCATGCTTAAAGAACTCCTTGCGCCAATTATACTCGCCATAAGCCGCGACCCGCTCCTCTTTAGTGCCGACCGTGAAAAGTCGGTCGCACGGGACGTCACTTCCCTCAGTGCCGTAAAAAAATACAGTATGGCCCCGGTCTTTGAGCATGCGCGCAAGCCGGATAATTTTTTGAGAATACGCGCAACTGCAAAATTCAGGTGCAGTAGGTACGTGGGCAAGGCCCAAGAGATGAAAGCGGTATTTTTGACCCATAGAACAACCCCAGAAAAAAAAAAAGAAAATACAGAGACCCGGTATGGGTCCCTGTATTTACAGTAGTACCGCTTCAGCAGCCCGTCAACTACTCACAGATCGGTATATACCGCTGCGCTCCGCCAATGATGATCCCCAAGAATCCAACCACTTTGCGGCTATCCACGTAGGCGTAGCCGCTGGCAGTTACACTACCCGCCGCGCCCACCTGAACGACACACTCATTTCCGCCAAAATTGTTCCTAAAGCTAAGGCTACCACTGGAGCTGCTAAGAGTGACGTTGCCCGGGAACGTGTAGTTGCCCGATCCAAACGTCCCCTGCGTGATGGTGCTCGCAGACTGGGTATGACTGCTGGAGCTGCCCCCATCCACACTAATAGACCACCAAGTGTTTTGGTTATCACAGATTCTAAGCTGTTGCAGGGCCTGATCCCACAACAACTTGCCCTCCTCGGTGTTGCCGTACTCACCATCGTCCTCCCGAACGGGAGCAATGAAATCAGCTCCCCTGCAAGCAATGCGACCAGAGAACAAGACGTCGCCACTGCCAATGGTAACGGATGCGTCAGTATACCCTGGTTTTGCTGTTAATAAAGAGATCTGGCGAGCAGAAATCTGTAGCCCACTATTGTCGTCTGTGATCAGGTCGAGATCGATTAATCCTTCTGCGTTTTGTCCCCCCGGCCGACTGAAATCGTAATGCAGATGCGTGTCTTGGAGTTCACCATCCGATGGACAGTACGGGATATACGGGCGGTGTACCATAAGCCCATCAGTGCTCCCCGGGGGGCCAGGAACCCCGCTCGGGCCCGTGGCACCCGTTGAACCCGCTGCGCCGGCACTTCCAGGAGTGCCCTGCGCGCCGGCAGGCCCGGCCTCTCCAGGCTTCCCGACCCCGTAAGAAAAAGGAATGTTGGTGTCAGCAGGATGACAAACCTGAAATTGCCAGCAGTCCACATAGGCAGTGCCGGTGGATCCCGGATCCCAATACATCAGAAGCCTGATCGATTTGGTAGTCTGGGTGATAGCGAGAGCCGCGCCGGTTCCGACGCCCCCGACGGTGGTCGCGTAACGAGTCCACCCACCGTTGCTTGCGGAGATCATCGCAACCGTTGAGTAGGCGATAATGGACGACCCGTTGACATCAGAGTAGGTCGCGAGGACCAGGGAAAAAGTTCCAGAGACGACCATGACCTTGGCCATGGCGGCCAAAAGGTAGGGGATGGCAGGATTGACGAGAATTGGAACGCTTCTGCCTAGCACCTCGCTCGTGGAAGCCACTAACTTGCCAGAATATGACCCCTCGTATTTATCGTCGGAGGACCGCACAACAGCGCCATCCCACCCATTAGAAATATTGGTGTCCTCAAAAGATGGATTTATGACGAGATTAGCACCAACGCCACGAGGTCCGGAGGGGCCTTGTGCGCCTGCACTTCCGGGGATGCCTTGAAGCCCGCTCGGCCCGGTTGCCCCACTTGGGCCTTGTGCTCCGGGACTGCCAGGAGTGCCAGGACTTCCAGGGACCCCGCTCGGCCCGGTTGCCCCACTTGGGCCTTGGGCGCCCGGGCTGCCTGGACTGCCTGGGCTGCCGGGAACCCCCGAAACCCCTGTTGCCCCGGTTGGTCCTTGTGCGCCAGGACTGCCGGGAGTGCCAGGGGTCCCGGGAACTCCTGAAACCCCTGTTGGCCCAGTTGGTCCTTGTGCCCCGGGACTGCCGGGAGTGCCAGGACTTCCAGGAACCCCCGAAACCCCCGTTGGGCCTGTTGGTCCTTGTGCCCCGGGACTGCCGGGGGTGCCAGGACTTCCAGGAACCCCCGAAACCCCAGTTGGCCCAGTTGGTCCTTGTGCCCCAGGACTTCCAGGACTGCCGGGGGTGCCCGGAACCCCCGAAACCCCAGTTGGCCCAGTTGGTCCTTGTGCCCCAGGACTTCCAGGACTGCCGGGGGTCCCAGGAACCCCTGAAACCCCTGTTGGCCCGGTCGCCCCAGTATTTCCAAGTGGTCCTGTACTTCCGACCGGGCCTGTACTTCCGACCGGGCCTGTACTTCCGACCGGTCCTGTACTTCCGACCGGCCCAGTTGGTCCGGTACTGCCGACTCCGCTAGGGCCGGTTCCACCAACTACCCCGCTCGCCCCGGTAAAACCGCGCGGCCCGGTTGCCCCGGTCTCGCCCTTGCCCGGCGGCCCGGTCCAACCTTGCGGCCCAGTTGCCCCAGTATTTCCAAGTTCGCCTCGAGGCCCGGTCGCCCCGGTCTCACCGCGCGGGCCGGACTCGCCAACCCCTTGGGGCCCGGTCCAACCTTGGGGCCCGGTCGCCCCAGTATTTCCAAGTTCGCCTCGAGGCCCGGTTGGCCCGGGATCACCCTGCGGGCCGGTTTCACCGACCCCCCGAGGCCCGGTTGGCCCGGTATTTCCAAGTCCACCGACGGGCCCGGTCGCGCCTGTATTTCCAAGCTCCCCTTGAGGCCCGACCGGTCCTGTACTTCCGACCGGTCCTGTACTTCCGACCGGTCCTGTATTTCCGACCGGTCCCGTCCCGCCAACAGGGCCAGTACTCCCAGTGGCGCCTTGGGTCGCCGCAGGCCCAGGGGGACCTTCCGGCCCGGTTGCCCCAGTACTTCCAGCGGGTCCAGGGGGCCCGGATTCGCCTTGTGGGCCAGTTTCGCCCTTGCCCGGCGGCCCAGTCCAACCTTGACTTCCTGTGGGTCCAGTGCTACCGACAGGGCCGGGCGGCCCCGGGCTTCCAACATCTCCGGGAACCCCGCTCGGCCCGGTTGGGCCAGGAACCCCAGGGACTCCGCTCGGCCCGGTCCCACCACCAACCCCAGGAACCCCGCTCGGGCCAGTACTCCCCGTATTTCCAGGCGGGCCAGGAACCCCGCTCGGGCCAGCCGGGCCCGTACTTCCAACACTCCCAGGCACGCCGCTCGGACCAGTGCTGCCCGTATTTCCAGGCGGGCCGGGGTCACCAACGGCGCCAGTAAATCCGCGAGGCCCCTGATCCCCACTTGGGCCGGTAAAACCGCGAGGCCCGCTCGCACCGGTATTTCCAGGGAGACCAGGGTCCCCGCTAGGGCCGGCCGGGCCAGTACTTCCGACACTCCCAGGAACCCCGCTCGGGCCAGTACTACCCGTGGCGCCCTGCGTCGCCGCCGGCCCAGGAGCGCCTTGAGGCCCGGTTGCGCCCGACGCTCCAACATTGTATAGAGAAACTAATGGCATAAATTAGTACCAAGCAACGACTTCGACGACACCTGGAGTAGGGGACTGAAAATAAATCTTGAGGTCTTTCGACAGCAGACCGTCCTCCCAGTAAGCAGCGTACGCAGGAACAGTGATATAGGTGGTCCCCGACTCGTTGGCATCGAAGGCCACTTTCAGAACGGCCGACGAGTCCCGGTGCTTGATCATAAACTTCTTGGCGCGGCCGGGAAGTGTCACCGAATTCTCCGTGTCGGCCAAAATCGTCACGTTGAAGACCTCTCTTGACCGAGCCCCGACCTTTACCGTAAGTGCGCCTTGGCTCATTAAGAAACCTCCTGACCAAATAAAGAAAAACTCAGCGTGCCGGTGCTCGAATAACAACGCACGACATCCCCCTGCCCGAGCGTCACGCCGAGCGACGCGACAAAAGTATCCTGGGCATCGAGCGGAACGTCGCAGTACAGATACTGGGCCTCAGCATCTTCGGTTCCTCCGATCGCTACGGAGACCCTGAATTCCGCATCAGTGGTCCGGCTTCGGTTGCAAACGACGATACTGGACACGATTGCAGTGCGATCTTCCGGCACGCGGTAAACCGCGGCGAGGACCCTGCTGGGGGGCGAAATCTGCCCCAAAACTTTCATTACGGCGCTCATATTCCGGACAAAAGCATTTGCTGCGTGTAGGACGACTCAGCCGCCGGCTCTTTCTTGGAGGCTGCGCTAAGGGCCGCCTGCAACGCCGTGACGAGGGACTGGAGCTCGATCGCCGCCGACTGAAGCGTCGTCACCACGTCCTGGACTTCTCGCGCCCAGCGTTCGACAGACTCCCACCGTGCCCGTTCCTCCGGGGTCATTTTGGCCCCCGGCGAAAACCGAGGAGCCGGAGACAGCTTCAAATTTGTTACAGCAACCATATTTAACTAGTTCCTCCCAAGCGGGCTTCGAAATAGTAGCCGGCGATACGCCACTCAGCGTCCTCTTCCGCGCTGAAAAACCGAAGCCGCATATACCGTCCCGACGCTTTGATGTTCACGGCCGTTAAGTTATTCCCACCCCCAGAGACTTCAGCCGATTTAATCTCGGACCACTTAATAGGGCTGCTGGAAGACTCGCGCGTGCCCACCTGGACGCACACGTACATCGGCTTCTCTCGCTTCGACGGAACGTGGATGTCCAACCAGATGGTGTTGACGTACTTATACCGGGTTCGATCACCGAAATCGAAATCCGGGGTCTCGGCCGCGCAGAGGTAGGGGTTGGGCACGCAATCGTTGCTGCTTGCCCGTGAAAACTGCCGGCCGTGGAGCAGTAAGCGCGGAACGCTATCTACCCCAATTTCACCATACGCCGGATTCGGTGAATCGCTACTAATTCCAATAATCGTGTGCCTCTGGGCACCCTCGTCGACGTATTCTCTCCACTTCTTGGTCTCATCCTCCCACACTTGGGTGGTGGGCAAATCGGCCCAAGTCGTAGAGACCTCCCAATCGATGCCTCCCAACGCGGTGACGTCGCCAATCCCCTGGTCGTAAACGTCGATCGTGACCGAGCCCTCCCGCATGTCATAGACCAGCACCTCAGGCACGGACGATCCCAGCACCGGATAGACCACCCAGAGCTCGTGATCCCTCTCGTGGTGGTACATCACAATCTCATCCCGGCGCGACTTATCAAAGCGCTCAAAGAGCTCGCGCGTGTGCATGTCGCCGATCGACGTGATTGCCTGCCCGCCGTTGTAAATATAGATGTTGTCGCTGCCCCAGAAGGCGATCCCAGAAACCGACTCATCCTTGTAAATCCGGCACCAGGCATGGCGGGCCGCGGGACCCTGGTTGGGGACCTCCAGCCGGGCCAAAAACGTGCCGTTGGCTTTTCCCACGGACTGGAGACTTTGGATTGACCTCTCCTTGAGGATATACCCCAACTCCCCGATCGCTACGATGGCAAAAATCTCCCCGTTAACGTCGGATCCAATGTTTTGGAACTCGCCGGCGTCGTTCGCATCCACCGACCGGACCACCGCGCCGGCAGGAATGGACTTTCCGACCTCAATTCCGCCTGTATACCCCAGCGCCCTGAGCTTTACAGCCCCCTGGTGAGCCAATTCGGACCCGGGGGCTATGGTGACAGGGTCCGAGGCGGAAACCTCGACCCAGGGCTGTACAGTGACCACGGCGCCCATCGGTACGATGTATCCCTCACCGTGCCGGTTCGTGCCCACGTTGAGACGTTTTAGCCCGAGGGAGGTCCCGACCCGGATGATCTCGAACAGATCCCGGCCGACTCCCCCGGTAGAATCGAGGGAAACGACATCCCCGACCTTCAGAGTGGACGGCAGGCCAGAAACGGGCAGGTAAAAGACGTCATTCGTGGGCGGCACGACGTTGGGAACGGCCACAGTGACATTCGTAGCCACGTCCCGGGAAGCGTTCGTCACCGTCAAGCCATGGGACTTCCCATCCACCAAAACCATACCCCCGACGGTCCACTTGGCGTAAGCGGTCGTGAAAATCTTGGCAGTTCCCGAGATCTCTTGGGCAACCCCAATCGAGTCGCCCTTGGCGCTGTCGGCGGACAAGACCTCCTCAACCAGATAAAAGTTGTAAGTGGCTTTCGACAAATACTCCTCATCCAGGTCGATGCGGACATACTGGCCCGTGGAGAAAACCGCTCCAGAATCGTCTAAATAAACCCATTCCGTGGCGGACCCTCGTTCCGGCTGGGCGAAAGGCCGCGAGAGGGTTCTCCGGGCGGTAACGGCCGTCTGACCGACCGGGATCCACATCGAAAAATCCGACGGATCGCTGTATTTGACAGTCGTGTCCCGCCACAGCAATAGCCTGCCGTTCAAAGACTCAACCCCAGACCACGGCGTGCTGTCAGGAAGACCAGGTAACGGCCGAGCCCGGCCTTCCCCAGGCCAATATAAGGGCGCGACCGACGGCTGGGCGAAAATGACCTTGTTCTGATAGTTGCACATCGACCATCGGGCAGAAGGCCCCGCCGCGGCCCCTTCGAAAATAGGGCTCAGGGTCGCTACAAACTGACCTGCATAAGGTGTTATCATGTAATTAGCCTGGGAGATCTGGCAGTGCCGTTATCGGAGGGCCGGAATATTCCACGTAAGTAAATACCTCAATGACCCCATTGAACTCGTCCTGAACTTGCCCCTCGAGCGGGTCGGGACCGTCGTCATGCAACCAGAGCTTGAGCTGGGCGGAGAACTGGTACTGCCGGGCCCCGTTGGTAGTCCAGAAGAACGAGTACTCCGGATCTCCAGGATTGGTCCCTCCAATAGGATAGTAACGAACCAATGACCGGCCTTGAAAATCGGGGTCGTGGGCGAACTTGTCGACGACTTCGTTCTGCAAAAGAGTCCTGTGGAATTCCATCCACCCCTCCAGGGGGGCGTACTTCCCGGTGTTGTAGTCGAACGTGAGCGGCCAGAAAAACTTCGAGATGATGCATCGTGTTTGGGCGTTTTCCGGAGGATTCTGCCCAGTCCACTCGTCGACAACAGTGGTCGTGGTCGGCGGAGGAGTGGCGCCCGAACAAATGAGATTGGGAAGACTGGCGGCCTTCAAAACGAAGTCGTCAGCAGTCTTAAAATTGAAGTACTTGTTGGTCGACGCCACCGCGGTCCATTGAGACTCATACGCCGCGGGAATGTTGTAGCCGAGAACGTAGACCGCTATGCCGTCATCCTTCAGAGCGTCAGCCCGAAGAACGGCGTCCTCGACGGCTGCGGCAATTGCCGCTTCCCCGTCCGAGATGTCCCCACCGATCTTGACGTTCATAGGCCCGCCGTCGGTGAGCACAACCACAACTTTCTGAGCGCCGGCCCTCGTCATGGTGCCTGCGACTTCGCGCTGAGCCGCAAGCAGCGCTCCAGAGACTCCCGTGTCCCCACCCGAGCGCAAGTCGTCGAGCTTTCGCTTCACGAGAGCGATATCGCCCGTCTTGCCCTGATTCACCGTGACATCTTCGAGCTGGTTCGCGTAATCCCCGGCGAACGACACGAGCGCCGCTTGATCGCCGGCCGCCAGAGAGTCCAAGAGGACGCTCGAGGCGAGCTTAATCTGATCGAGCCACGTTCCGGGCCATTTGGAAGACCGGGTAGAATCAGACCGATCAGCAACGATAACCAGGTCCAAAGGGGCGTCGAGGCAAACCGCTTTGACAGTGAAAGAGGCCGCCGCCGTCAGAGAGCCAAAAGTAGCAATGATCGAAGCGGTACCGAGACCCAGGCCGACAGCTTTGCCAGCAGCAACAGACGCCCGGGCCGTGCTAGACGAAGACCACGAACACGTCGAGGTAACGTCCTCCCGAGACCCGTCCACATAGGACACCTCCGCCCGGAACTGCCAGGTCTTGCCGACCTCGACAGTGGCGGCCGCCGGCAAAACAGCCAGCGACTTAGGAGTCTTGGAAACGGGTGGCACGTAAATGTTGTCCCCATCACCGGGATCCTCCGTGGTAGTGTCGTGGGTGACCTCATCGATAGAGTGCCATTTCAACGACAAATGCTCGGTGCTGGCCTCGATAAGGCAGCAGCCGTAGTCGGAGTTGTAATGGTAGGAGCTGCCCGTGACAGGAGACCCAAAAGCACCCGGTGACCACTGTCCCCCGAGACCGTTGACTGCATAGATGATACCATCCCGCGAAATCTCCTCGTAGGTGGGAGAGGCGGATGAAAGGACCAGCTTAACTCCCCAGGTGGCAAAGGGCCATCGAAGACCAGAATACCCATGGTCGACCATGTTGCCGGACGTGTAGGGGCAGTTATATAAAACGACGATCGGCCAGGGGCAGTCCGAATTCTCGGCCACGGAACGAGCCCAGGCATACTGCGGCGAGGTCGTGGGATCCTGATGACTGAGGATCTCCTCGCCGTCCAACATGATAAAGTGGCAAGGGCCATACTTGAAATCGTAATAGCCGAGGTTCCCATTAAAACCGTAGAATTCGCGCCACGCGTCAATGTCAGCAGCGTTGGCTTCCCCGTAACCACGGGCAGGGAAGAAAAGCTTCTGACCAGGACCGCGGCCGTAGGGGCCGACATATTGGCCGATATAGGGCCAATACCAGCGGCCGACCAGTTCGTCATAGACCGAGTATTTACTGGTCTGTCCAGCATTTTCAGCAATGGCGTTGCCCGAGTGAACAACGAACATCGGATCCAGCTTCTGGACAAGATCCGAGACAAGATCAGAAGGCTGGCTGATGCCGGCAGTATTGCCCACCCAAGCAAATCGGATGAACCCAAGAGTTTGATTCCCAACTCGACCCCCACAGATGAGTGGGCGAGACCGGCGGAGGATGGTATAAAGCCGGCCTCCGGTGCCGATGATCGGCGTCGTGCGGGCTTCCAGATCGTTGTTTAAAATGTTGGCCTGCCGGATCAAGCACGGGGCACTGTCCAGGCTGTCCTCGCTCAAGACCACCCGCTCATACCCGGGGGCGTTGCGAAGGGTGCCGCGGGAAACGCGCACGTTACGCGCGACGGTGATGGCGCGCTTGTACTGACTTTGCTGACGGCCGGTCAAAGACGATGGCGCGGCCGTGACCAATCCGATGGTAGGGGCGTCGACAGTGACTCGTTGGAGGTTGGGCTTCATTCTAGTACCAGTATTCGACATAGACGTAACCCGAGGAGCCCGCAGATCCGTTGGCGCTGACCTTAGCGGAGCCGCCGGCGCCCGGGCAGATAAGAGCAACCCCACCATCGCCAGGCCGGCCACCGAGGCCGCCTACACCAGTTGCGAGCTGGGTAGCTGTGCCGCCCTCTCGCTTCAGTCCACAGATACCGTGTTGAGGGTCCGAAAACGTATACGAAGCGAGGGCTCCGCCGGACCCGGGGGCTATGTTATTGCCGGACAACCCCCCGGGAGCTTTAACCCAGCGGTTTTCCGAAATCTTAACCTGCGTGAGGCCCCCATCGGTCGCCTCCGTGCTGTTCGTTTGTCCAACACCGCCCAGCCCCACCCAAATAGTCAGAAGATCTCCAGGAGAAACGGCCATGTTGACGTCGAAGTAGGCACCCCCGCCACCACCCCATGCGGTTGCTCCAGTAGCCCCACCACCACCAGGGCCCTGCCCCCGAATCCTCAAACGCGTCACGCCAGACTTATTGTTTTCTTCGTCGGCAGCGGGCACTGTAAACGTGTACTGTGCGACAGCCTGGCCCTCAACAAGGGTACGAGTAGCGTTAGCGTTGGTGATCTGATCCGTTGCGTGGTCCCAAATAGCGCTCGCGTCGGCTTCGAACCACGCCGCGTACAGCTGAGTCCCGATCGGAGGATCCACTTGATGCACGGACGTCACCAGGCCCTTGGAATTGACCGTGACCCGGTTGCCGGTCATCGTCCCGCTCGAGGCGCCCGGAGAAGGCTCAAGGCTCTTAAGGGCGCTGGGAGGAATGACGTTCGTCTGCCAATCCCCCGTCTCAGGCACCCAATACCGGCTTACGAAATTGACCAGGTGCGCTTTAAGCTGGCAAATCCAATACGCCCCGCGCTTAACCTGATCGTCGTTACTAGGCTGACCAATTTTGAAATCTTCCCCGAAATATCCTGGCATAGTCTGTTAACCCCCCATTCTATTTAATCTACTCGATAATTTGCGTTTTTCATCATCCCCGGCCGCTTCCCGAAACCTCCGCGCGTAAACGGTCTCCCAGTCGACAGACAGCGGATCGTTGAGCTCCTCAAAAGCCACCGCTTTCACCTTGGCTTTCAGCATTTCTGGGTAATTCGTCAACAGAGAATTCGTGCTGGCTTCGAACTCGAGGTCGGGCAGAAACCGATAATAAGAAAACGTGAACACCAGATTGTCCGAAGGCTGCCCAAGGACGTTCAGAGTCTTTTCGACTCCGTCCTCGTCGTTGTCCAGATAAACCGGGAAATTGCTGCGAGACAGCCCGAACCGGGCCACGTTATCGCGATCGACGACATCACACGGAACACCAAAGCGGGTGCCGTCCGAGAGCCACACGGCCGGCTTCGTAGGCGTGAACTCCTTGAAGTCGGCCGGCAGTGCCGCCGACGAATTCCCAGAAAGGATCGTGACGGTGCCGGTGTGCTTCATGCAATACCAGGAGCGGTCCCGGCAAATGGCCCGGAGCGCGGTGTTAATCCAGACCGGGTACATGTCGGCCAGGTCCGGCCGGCAGACGCCGATCTCCAATGTGCGAGTGAGATCTCTACGGGTTACAATCATAATTAGTACAATGAAAAAGCCGCCGAGGGTCAGAAAGACCCAGGGCGGCTTGACCCCCTTTGAGGCTAAACGCCTCCCCTACCGACACTACACGTACCAAACACTAGTTTCCGACACTGTCGGGAGCATCTTTGGGCATATTCTGCCGGTCAATCTCGTCGACAGATTTCTTCGGAGGAATACCCCCAAGAATCTTGGTATACTCGGGCGTTTCGACGCCACTTTTGACACTAGAACTCGCTTTTTTAGAATCGGCCATACTACTTTATCTCCTTGACGTTAAACTGCTTGTTGTCTGCGCACCTCCGCAAATTCTCGGCCAGTTTCGGATCATCCGTAACCATAGACGAGATCGGGAGATATCCACCAAACGCTGAGCGGAGCAGCGGAAACGTGTAACTCGTACCGTCCGCAAACTTGATCTGCCCGCCCACTCCAGAGAGCTGCTCAAACTTCCAGGTAGGCTTTTTTTCCTCTGGAGGAGTGACAGGCCCGGGCGATTTATCGACCAGGGCCTTGGTTGGTTGCACAACTTTTTTAGGGTCAGCCATAATGTGTCAGTAGGGTGAAACCGTAAATTAGGTCAGACGACTACTAAGTCGCGCTGATGGCGCCGAGGCCCTTGGCATAGCCGAAGGCGTTGGCAAACTTGAGCTTGAGGCCCAGCTTAGCCCGGAACTGTTCCTCGTACTTATCAGTACCAGGCAGTTGGATGTTGGGCTCGAGGAACAGAGGCTCCATCGATTTTTGGACGACCATGGCCAGGTCGACCACGAACATCCAGGTGACGAAGCTGGGAATTTCCTGCAGCAACGGATGGAACGCCAGATCAAGAACACCGAAAGGCGTGTTGATCGTGGTGATGTTCATGCCCCAGACCGTCTCCTGGTTCATAATCCGGAACCCATTCGTGGCGCTATTCGCGAAAGTGGAAATCGCGGCATACGCCGAAGGGCCGGCCAGCGCCAACTTAGCATCCGATCCGTAAACCATGAAGCTTCGCAGCCACTCGTTGAACGCAGCGAGCGTCACTGTGCCGGTGCCGAGAAGCGCATTGGCGGACAGGCCAGCGGCCTCGATGGCGCCCTTGATGCCGCCCGTGTAATATTCGTAACCGTTAGACCCAGCCTTGCGGACTTTAGTCCCCAACAGATAGGCCAATTCGATATCCTTGGCGATGGACTCGAGCGCCTGCAGCCGACGCTGACGGAGCGGGCCGGCCTGGTCGGTGCGCAGTTTTTGGCCTTTGAAAGCGTTGGTCAGGTTCACCGCGCTGTTGAAAGTCTGGATGTAGTTGGTCAACAGGTCGGGCTCCTCAAACTTTGCGCGGACGGGACCGGTGCCTTCGTCCTTACCCAACGTGACAATCACCAAAGGATCGCCGGCCAACAGAACATAGGTGCTCGCACCAGTGCCCGGGGTCGCACCCGTACCAATCTGCGCGTCCGTATAATTCATCCGGCGATACGTCTTAACCGTATCAGTCGTGGGCGTATCTCGAACCTGGATGTATTCACCCGTGGTCATGTTGTACAACACGGTACCTTTGTCGAGGTACTTCCAAGCCTCAGTGCCGGTGCCATCCGCAGTAGTGGACATCACGATCACGTCGCTGGTATCACCGCGATCGATAGTACTCGACGCACCATCACTGGTGACATACGCAGGGTTGGCGGTCTTTACATACAGCGTTCGGCGGAGCGGATCCCTTTCGAACCAGCTAAATTCAGTATTCTCGGCATTCTCGGTCTTGAGGCGACTCATCAAACCGAAAAGGGTGGTGCCGACGTTCATCCCTTTCGCATTTCGGATCAAAATCGTCCGTTGATACTCGCCCACCAAATCAGCATTACGGCTAAGATCAACCTGATTACCCGAATTAGTAGCCAACAGCCCTGCAACAGCACTTCCCATATTTTCCCCTTGTTAATTTCCCTTGTTGTTCTAGAAGCCCTTAAGAGCCCCATTAATCCCTCTACTGTTACAATAAAAGACCCGAGCCGCTACAGCAACTCGGGTTTGATTGTTTTAATCAGAAATCAAAGAAGGGCTTGACTCTAATCGAGCAACGTAGCAGCAACATTCTTGTGAAAATCAGGCAGCGCGCCGCTAGGGGCAACTGCAGAAGGTGAATTTGCTGTCGGGGGCTTTATCGGAGGAGCTCCAGAGACGCCAGGCGCGCCAGAAGCAGCCGCGGCCGGTCCGGACGCCGCAGGAGGGGGAGTCACCGGAGTTTGTGCCGGGGCCTTGCGGGCCTTCACAGCATCCTTCCAGGTGTTTGTGGCCGTCGGGTTCCACGCCTTGTACTGCTGCTGCAAAATGGCGTTGGTCTGGCGGTCCACCTCAGCCATAAACTGTTTGCCGGACATGCGGGCGACCTCGTTCGGGTATTGCCGGGCGAGCTCCTCAGCCACGTTTCGAGTGAGCTCGATATGCTCCGCGTACTCTGGGTAAGTCGTCAAAAACGCCTGTTCGGTCGCAACTCGATCCAACTGCTCCTGCTGAGAAACGACATTGTTGAGCCGCTGAATATGGGGCGAGAGTTGTTCAAAGATCCCCTTGCGGGCCAGCAAGACCGACTGTGCCACGATCCGGGCGTTGTAGTCGCCCAGGGCCTTGAGGGCGTCCTCGCCGCCGGCCAAAATGGTTTCGAGCTCCTCGGGCTTGATCGCCACCCGGTCCGTGATGGCGGCCGAGAGCTCTTTAACAAAAGCCGCTTCCCTCTCCGCGATTTCCTTCTTCTGCCGCTCGATTTCCTCCGGCGACGGAGGAGCCGGCGGAGCCTTCGGCTCGGGCTTCAATTGCGGAGCCTCCTGGGCCTTCAAAATGGTGGCCAGCTGCTCTCGCGTGTATTTCTTGCCGTCGATCTCGATGTCGTCCGCCGGCGGAGGCCCTGACGGACCGCCTTGAGGCTTAGACGGCGGCAACGTGGAGGCTCCAGAGACGCCCGGACCGGAATGACCCGGCGCCGACGCTCCAGTGGGCCCTGTTGGGCCGAGTCCGGGCGGAGGGGTCACGGACGGACCGGAAACACCGGGAGGACCAGACGCCCCAGAGGTAGCGCCCGAGGATCCAGAGGCGCCGGAAGCGCCACGCTGGGCAAACTCCGGGATGTTAGTGGACGCGCGAAGGCGGCCTTCCTCGGCGTTAATGAAAGCCATTCCGCCCTCATCGCCGTCGGGCAGGGCGTCGATCGCCGAAATCGGGGCGAACGGGGTTTCTGTTGAAGTGTCGGCCGCGAGGGCCGGTTTGTCAGTCGAGTTTTCCAGAGGCATACAGTTCCTTTATATGTGGAGTGTCTTTTTTATGTAAAATATCCAGTGCTTGCCGTAAACCGGCGATCTGGCCCTGCAGTTTGTGGAGCTCTTCAGGAGCCACGGTCTCCAGGCGCTTCACGCACTTGGTCACTTCCGCGACCAACGCGTTGTGCAGCATCCGCTGCGCAAAACTTAGAGGAAATCTGTCCCAGGTTTTACGCTCATCGTCCGGATGAATGGGGGCCGAAACCAATTCCACAAAATATGCAATTTTAGAGCCCTAATCCGCCTGGCCGAGGCTGGCTCGGACCGAGCGCGGGCAGTTTTATCTGAGGCAACGCAGGAGCGGCCGGGTTTTCCGGCGCAGGCCCAGGCGGCTGACCAGGTCCAGCAGGCGAAGGCATGCCGGGAGGTCCAGCAGGCGCCACCGGAGGCCCTGCGGCCCCTCCAGGCTGATAAGGAGCCGGCAAGCTCGCAGCAGGATACTGGAAATTGTCCAAATCGATGCCGGAGGCTTTGGCGGCGCCAAAAACGAGCTTCCGAGGATCCAAATTCCCAGGCGCCGGCGCAAAGATCTGCGGGAAGGCCCCGACGGTCTCGAGAATTCGAGTGATCGCCGCGACTTTTTTTCCGTCCGTACCAGGCAGGGTTCCGTCGTGCGCGACAAAATCAAAACTCCCCTGAATCGTGTCCCGGGAAATAGCCAACGAAGCAACTCCCTGCAGCGCGGCCGGCGTGTCCAGATTAGGCTGGAAGCGCAGGATCTGCGGAACGTCTAAAAATTGCTGAAAGTTACTGACGAATTGCTGAGTCTGGCCGACGAGGGCCTGGGTGCTCAGCAACCTGGCAACCGAGCTCATGCGCCCGGCAGACATTTGCTGGGTGCCGGCGAATTGCGTCGCAGAATCCGCGTCAGAGCTCATCGATCCCTGCATCGAGCTGTTCGCCCCGGTCACGCTTTCGCTAAACATCAGGAATTGCATCATCTCTTCCTGGAAGTTTTCAGTGAGGTCTTTGATCGGGACCTGTTGGATCGCTTCGCTGATCTTCATCCCGGTCGCGTTGGGCTTTAGGACGATCAGCATGCCCTCTTTTTCGGGATCCAGGAAGTCCTCGATCTCGACATACTCCGGGTTCGCGATGAACACGTTGCCGACGGTGCGCGCGATGGCTTCTTGGTGCCGATTTTTTAAATAATCGACATGGTCCTGAAGCCCCTTCAGAAGGGTGATCCAGGAAGGCGAAAATTGGTAGTGCGCAAACGGCCGGCCCTCGGCGACAGAATAGGGGAAAACCCCGTGGGCGTAGGTGGATTCGTTGACAGCCAGCAAAACGTCCTCGCCGGCGATTAAAAATTGGAAAACAGACGACTCCTCACCGTCGTGGATCTCGTGATCCACCGGCACCAGCTTGACCCACAGCTCCCAAACGTCGAAAATCCCAGGGTCTTTTTGGTTGCCCGTCTCAGGAAGCCCCAGGTCGCTGGTGGATCGGGTACGCTCGTACTCCGTACGGCTGACCTCGCTCGTGGAAGACGTCGGCGAACCGCTGCCCGAGACCATGGCTTCGATCGAGGGCGTCTTGGCGGCGGCCTTTTTCTCCTTCAGCTCGGCTACTGCGCTTGGTAAAACATACGACGGATGGTCGATGGGCAGTTTAGACCGGCGCTCGAGGTCGTGGTAAGCGATCCGAGTCTTATGCCCGCAGAAACGCATGTCGTTCAGGCGCCACAAGGGCAGGGCAGGGTCAGCCACCCAGTCATAGGGGCTTACCAGCTCGGCACGATTGTACCCGCCGATCACTTTGGTCTTGCGGACCGGCCGAAAATACGTGGAAGGGACGCCCGTCTCGGGGTCGACCTCCTCCGGATCCATCACCGACTCCTGGACTACTTCACTCCCGTACAGGGGCGCCCAAGAGTTGTAAAAAATGCCACGGTTGGCGACAAGGCAGTCCTGCACCCAGAGATACCCCAACGTGTAAAACGGCTGGCGCTCCGCGTTCCATTTGAGCAGTCGATTGACGTGCTCCGCCGGAATTTCATCCTCTGGGCCACGGGGCTCCACTTTGTGCGGGGTGTCCTGGCCAAACAGCACCTGGGCGATGTAGGTCGCCATGGTGGTTATCTGGGTTGCCGACATCGGCAGCACATACCTGCGCGGGTGCCCTTTCGCGAGCTTGACGTAGTCGTCCCGCGTCAGGGGCGCGTAGCACATAAGCGCATCATAAGCAACATCAAAGTCGCCGGTCCAATATTCGACCGCACCACGACCAAGCCGCAGGTAGTCCTTAGCGACTTTGGTGATGTCCTCGCGGAATTTTTTCTCCCGCTCGATGCGCCGGGCCAGAAGCCTGTCCATTAATTAAACTTGTCCCTCTCGGGGCTTTATCGGATTAATTATTTTAACGGCAGGACCCAGACTCCCGTCCGCATTTTTTATGTGCAGAAGAATCGAGCCGTCCTGTTGCGTCACGGCCTGGTACTCAGGTGAGGCGTTGCCGGCCAATCCAGGCGGCATAAGGCCCGGCAAAGACGGTACGGGTGCTGTCGCACGCACGTCATCCATCATGGGGCTCAAAGGGCGCCCGGAGCCGGGGACCGCCGCGGGCATCGTTTGCCCACCCCCGGTCCCGGAGCCTAAATAGTCGAGGAGTGCCATAGTGATTAGTCCTCCAGGTCAGACGCAGACACGGGTGGCGCGGGCTTGGAGGGCTTTTTCGGCCGCTTGAACCCGAGCATGGCTTCCTCCGCGGCGTCGTCCTCCGACCCCTCGGCAGCCACGTCAGTGACAGAAACGGGGGTCAGCTGGGGCACGCCGTCGAGGTCCCCCACGGTAAAAGTGACTTTGGCGGTGAACGTGGAGCCGGGAGTAAACTCAGTGCCCTCAAACATTCCGCCAGGAATTGTCAAGCCCGGACCTGCGGTGTCCGCTGGAGCTTGTTCTGGTGCCGGTTCCCTGGTGTCGCCCATAGGAGGAATGACCGGCTTGTCCTCGGCGTCAGTGCTGACAGGTTCCGCGCCGCCCATACCCTCTTTTTTCCCGAATCCCATATTGCCAAATCCCATAAATGAAAACCCCTTTTTATTAAGGTACTCCCAGTGCCGACGTTGTCAACGATACCGACGCGGACGGTTGACTTTCACGGTCCTGGCCAGCGGACCCACGAGCCCCTTGGAGCCTTCCACTTTGGTCTTGGTGATCCTCAGGCAGTTTATTTTGGCGTACCTGGCGGCGTCGCTGACGTGGTCGACCTCACCACAGAGAGGGCCCTTGAGGGGCTCATCAGATCCGTAGCCAGGCTGTCCAGGTTCCGGGTAACGGTAGGCGCCGCAGAGAGCGGCATACAGGGTCGGACAAGCACTCTTGTCGATCCGATAGACCAAATTGCCGAAGCGGTCCTTCTCTTCGAACAACCGGTTCACGATCGTGAAGCTGTCCTGGAGCCCTGAGCGGCAATAGCCTGGGAAGATTTGGTAAGAGTGGAGCGTGTCGATGCTGCGCCCCTTGTCCGTCCGGGCACTTCCAGCAATGTCGCAAAAGTCTTTTACGCCCCGGCAGATATTCCGATCGTTCCAGAAAGGGAAAACGGAATTGGTGATGTCGACCGCGCGCCGGCATTGGCGTTCCACGTCGGACTGAGAAGCCACGGATTCGTAGAGGTCCCACCAATATTCGTCGATGCCGTCCTCCCAATACGCCGCCCAGACGATGGCGTTGTGCGTGCCGAAGTCCCACCCGCGGATCAAATAGGCCCCCTCGGGCCAGTCCAGGTGGTCAAAAGAGTGTTCCTGGGAGAAGGAGAAAAAGACCGGGTTCCCCTCGAACACGTCGCTGTATTGGCCCAGTAACATTTTCTGGAACAGGGCCGGATTTTTCGCATACGCTCGCTCGAGGGTTTCGACGTAGCCGGTGGGGAGATTGTGACGATTCTCGTGGGTGGGAATATGCCAGTAGTGAGTGTCCGACCAGCCCTCTTTTTTCCACTCGTCTTCCAACTTGGCGATCCAGTGCGACGGGCTCGGCGGGTTCGAGTCGATGATGATTCCAGAGTCGACGATGTAGCCCTTTTCGTCGCAGGTGAACGGGTCGGCGCCCTTCCACCGGAGGCACGCCAGGGCCATGTCATAGTCGGATTTCATCAGCTGGTCGGCCTCGACGAAGATCAGGCGAGAACATTCGAAACCACGAAACCGTGAAGCCTGGTAGTTTTCGCTGGGCACGCCGGCGAAACACAGCCAGGAGCAGTACTGATTCCCGACGGAGTCCAGCCATTGGATCGTCTGCGATTTGGAGGCGCCCGGATTCTTATGCTTGAAGTCGTTAAACAGCTCGATGGCTTTGCGGCTCGGTAGTCTGAAGGTCCGGCCGCCGTCCATCTTTTTAAACAGAGAGACTCCGGTATCCTGATACCCGGTGCCGCATCGGGCAAAGACCAGCTCGAACGTCTCGAGCGTGGTGTCCTCGTTGGAGTCCTGGGTCTTGCGGAGAATGTAGGACTTCGCGCCGGCATTGTGGAAGCTGTGGTCGATCACGTCCACGGCGATCGCAGTTGTTTTTCCGGATCCACGCCCGCCGATCAAGAAGCGTTTCCTCGCCGGCGACTTGTGGAACTCTTCGATGGACCGGCCGGGCTTATACCACCCGACCTCCGTCGTGTCATTTCTTGGGATTATTGTGGACATCTACGAACTAAGGAGTCTGGATTGCCTTGTCAAACGGCCAGAGGAGCCGGAAAAGTCGCACCCATACACGGTTATACTTACGCCCCCACAGCGCGCACCATTCAGCTAGGCACCGACGCTCGCCGCGGAACTCGAAGACGAGATTACGCATGCTCAAACGGTTTGGATGCTGCTTGATTGCCCGAACCGGGGTGGTGAGCATTCGTTCGGGCGACCAGCCGCGCTTGTACCGGAGTGACAACACCGCCGCAGGGATACCAGTGATACGAGACCACTCAGCCAACGACTTTTTCATGCCCGCATACTCGACAAAAACAGTCGTCGACCGGTTTAGGTTCTGGGTGCGTCTGTCCGCATAGCGGATGTTCTCGATAACGTAGTTGCCGTCGTTGTCTCGACGGTCGATAGAAAAACCGTCCGGGACCTCCCCATAGGCATCCAGAAGAGCTTGGGCGAGTTCACAGGGATGGTCGAACTTAGGGTCGACGACGATTCCGCGGCCGCCGTACCGGTAATACAGCGGGTCTTTGGGATTGTAGCAACGGCTCCACGCTTTATACGCAGCTTGGTATAGTTTAGTACCGCACAGCCCGTGTTCGCGGCGTTCGATAGGCCAGCGCTGTTTAGAGCCCGCGCTGGAGGCTATTTCATTGGTATTTTCCATACAATCACCTCCGTGGGATCTCCCACCCCCAGAAACGCCTTAGTGCGTCAGAAGAATCGCCAGGCAAGAAGCGGCCGCAGCGAGCGCCATGGAAACGACGACGAATTTTAAAACAGGAATTTCAATGAGTTTTCGTTGCATAATCTGCCTCGGCAAACCCCAGGAACCCCAGCCGAGGCAATGTTTCCCAGGCCCCTATACCCCTGCCCGGGAATAATAATCTTACAGAAGAAGCGCGGGCTACGTGTGGGTCTGGATACCCACATTTGTCCCCTGAGCGGGGCTGTCCTGCAACTTAGACGAACGCAGCCTATGTCCTAAGGTGTCGTTAAGAGGCGGCCATCACAACCACCCCCACCAAGGAGAGTTTTTCAGGCTCCCCCGACACCTAAAAATACGAGCCGATTGGGGGACTCTCACCCGCTACTGTCTGGGTCGGCCGAGCAAAGCGGATATCATTTAACCCGGGTTCACGAACCCTTCAGCCCTACTGGATCGGCATAAAAATTGGTTGCGGGAGAGGGATTCGCACCCCCGACCTCGTGGTTATGAGCCACGCGCGCTGGCTTCTGCGCTATCCCGCACCTCAAAATCAAGCCGCCGAATCAGCCGGCACCTACTAACTGTCACGCATTCGGGCCCTTAAGCTATCAGCGGCTTCTAAGAAAGAGGAGAAAGTCCTCTTAAAAGCGTACTCCAATTATTTCAGATCTATTCCACGGAGTCAATACTAAAAATCAATTTCAGAGAAATTATTTTACGTGGTCACGGTCACAGACACGCCGCGCTCGATGAGAGTGGTGACGTCCGTGGCTCCCTGCCCGGTGGGCGCGGCATTAGTGCCGCCGTTCAAAGTGACAGTGCCGGTAACAAAAGCGGTGTTTGCCACGCAACGCGCCAGGATCGCGTTTACAGAAGCGGCAGTCAGCGCGCAGCCAGAAGCGTCGATCGTGCAGCCGTTCGTCGGCAGATAGGCCGGCAGCGAGACAGTCGTCAGGGCGGTGTTGCCCGAGGCCACAAAGTTCCCGGTGACGGTAGCAAGAGCCGGCAGGCTCAGGGTGACCAAGGACGTGTTGCCGGTAAGAGTCAGGTTGCCAGTCACCGTCGCGAGCTTAGGCGCCGAGAACGCAGTGAGCGCAGTCGCACCCGTGAGCGAGAAATTGGCAGAGCAGGAAAGCAGGTTCGGCCAGGAGGCGGACGTCAATCCAGTGATGCCGGCCAGGCTGAAGCCCCCGACGGAGCCAGTCCCCAGAAAAGTCAGGGTGGTCACGCTCGACAAATTCGCCGCGGTAGCGAACCCCAACAGGTTCCCCAAAGCGATGTTGGCGGGAGTCCAGGTGACGCCCAGGTCTTGGACGTCCGACTTCACTCCGCTGACAGGGATCACGCGCGCGGTGAGGGAAACCTTGGCCGTCGAATTGCCCAGGGCGTCCAGGTCGTACCAGTAGTACAGATACCGGCCGGTGATCGTGCCGAGGTCAAATACGAGGCGTTTGGTCGTCACCGCATTAGGCAGCGTAACGACATAGGAGCTCGCCACGTCGGCCAGATAGGAAGGCGCGTTCGCGGTAGAAATGGTGCCGTCGGACCAATAGGCCAGCTTAATGGTCAGTTTCTTGCCATCACCAGGCGTATTGACGGTGGTCGTGGCAAGAATCTCGAGCAAGATCTTCGCGCCATACCCGTCCACGATAGTCGACAGGTCGAGCACGCCGGCCCCGCCGACGATGCGAGACGAAATCGAGCCCACCGGCCCGGTGGCGCCGCTCGCGCCGATAGTAATTAAATTCGACGGCGTGGCAAACGCCGGTCCGTATAAGTTTGTCGAAAGTCCTTGCATATTCCCCTTTCTACCACTGTACACGCACTAAAAACATAAGTCAAAACCGGATTGTAGGAATACTGGTAGAGATTACAGGGCTGGACGGGAGAACGCCCTTCTGAGGGTCGAACCAAACGACGGCGGGGCCCTGCGGGCCGGCCGCTACAAAGAGGCACACGGCGTGACCTCGGCCAGGCCCGGTAGCGAACCAGACTTCAGCAACGGGCAGGGCCGCACCGTCGATTCGCTTGGACGTGCGGTAGTGCAGGACGTGGGCAAAAGCCCGGGCCAAGCTCGCGGCCTTGTCGCAGTCGTTGGCGCCTTTCTCGTAGAAGTAGACCCCGAGCTTGCGCCGAAACTTCTCGAACTCGAACGGGAACGTGCGGGAGGCCCAGTAGACAGAAGGCAGCTCGTAGTCCTGGTCCCCGAAGTCGGTGCTGGAGACGTCCACGCCGGCGGTCCGCAGGACAGACGTCACTGCAGCCCGGTCATACCGCGCGCCGGACAGGTCGACCGGCAAAGCAGAGAAGGGCTGCGGCCGGAGAAGCCAGACCGCGATGAAAAGGATTGCGACGATGCCGGCGGCTATGCCGCCGATTTTTACTTTTTCTTGGTATTCCATAAAACTTTAGTCGTCCTTGCGGTAGCAGTAGAAATATCCGGCAAGGAGGAACCCGGTCACTGCGCCAATGTTGAACACGACGGTGGGAGTCTCTCCCAAGGCGTACCCAACTATCCGGCCGAGCACGACCAGGAACGTGACGAAGAGGTAATGCTTAAAAGTTTCAAGGTATTTCATAATCACCACCTCATGCCACTGAGTATTTTGTAAATTACCCAGCCCAGGCCCACGAAGGCCACGAGAACTCCCACGATAAAGCCGATCAGAAAGGCCCCCATACATCACCTCGCCAATGGTATAAACACTTTGGAGGAGTCGGGGTTCACCTGGCTGGCCAGAGAGGGCGTATACCAGTGATTCGGGTCGGGGGGCTCGATCCGTTCCCAGAGAGCCGGGTATCGCGTGTGGAACTTCAAATGCTGGCGCGCCGGCTGGACGAGCTTGTATTTGTAGCCTTGGATGTCGACAGCGGTGATAGGCGCCGGGGCAGGCTTCGAAGAGCATCCAAGCAAAAGTACGAGCATTACGAGTACTGGTACGAGTAACCGGATGAGCTTGCTGCGGATCCACCGGGCTCCGTCGACGACCAGAAGCGCGCCAGAGATTCCGGCCAGCATCACGTAGTACAGGACGGCGACGAAGAAAGAGACAGCGTGTTTCATAATCAGAAGAGGGGCTTATGAGCCCCTTGCGGCCCTAGTCGATGTTCGACTGCCCGGGGATGGGATCGTCCAAGTAACCGAAGGACACCCCCCGCACCTTGGCCGACTTAAAGCGGGTAGCACCACGGAGCTGGGGATACAGCGCCACAGAGTCGACCCCGATTGCAGAAGCGAAGTCGGACACCGTGGTGAAGATTTCGCCCACTCGTATTGTGGAGGCGATCCTGCGGTCTCCCCTGGGTATTTTGTAGTCGTCGTAGACATTGTCATCGATGGCGTGGACGATAACCGGCCGCCCCCGCATCCGCCGGCCGTCGGCGGACCTGTCGTTCGGATCCCAAAAGCGTTCGCTTGCCGGAGACCTGGGGATCGGGATACAGCAGTCCTCTACGAGGGACTTGTTTAGATTGAAGCAGTTGACGAGCCACTGCTTGAGGATGCTGGCGTCGGATTCAGAAAACCGAGACGGGATGGAAAGCGCGACGGCCTCACCGACCGGCGTGTTCGTGGTAGTTTCACCGGAAGTTTCCTCCCGGACCAGCTGAAGATTTAGTTTGTAAGGCATAATCAGCCCCTGTGAGCTCTCTCACCCCCGTTATAGTTCAAGAGTAGCAGGGCCAATGGGAGAGTCAAGCAGTAAATGCCACTTTTCAAAGAGGGCCCGGGGTTAAAAAAAAATCCCAACACAGAGTTCAGAGAAAATTTTTTATTCTACAATTAACCTATATGTTATACTTATATATTGATAGATTATATATTATGGTAGAGAAGTTAAAGTCTTCCCATACGTTTTTTTTAGGGGGTAGGGGGGTCCCTGTTCCAAAAAATTTTTCCGCCCCGGCCGTTTTTGACCCTCGCGTGCGTCTGAGTCCCCAGCCGCGTGCTGGAGTCCCGATGGGACCCATAAAACCAAAATGAGATCGAGAGGCCTTAGAAGGGGTCGCGCTTGGCCAGGCGCCCGCGGAGAGCTCCGTTTCCGCCCCGACCCTTGTCTTGACCCTCGCCGGCGCCTGCGATCGCTCCTAGGGCTCCTATTGCCCCAGGCTGTTCACCAGACTACTGTAAGAGCTGCCAGTAACGTGATCGATAACGTACAGTAGTCTTAATCGCTGCAACCCGGATAGTAATAGCAACCCATTGATATCAGGGGCTTTACGACTGAAATGCTATTAAAGCTAAGGGAGATTGTGCGAAACACTCGTGATTTTGCGAGCGCTACGCACCTATGTCAACCTGTTTTGTTGGGCACCGTCTCCACCTCGATTGCCGGCCCTTCTTTGGCCTCATCAGTGCCCCTTTCTGACCGCGGCCGGCTGATCAGCCCAGGCAACACGATCGTAATCGGGGGCGGGGTGGGGGAGGATGAGGCGGCAGGCCCGTCGTCCTTAGCGCCCATTCCGGCGGCTCTATCGCCCAAAGCGGCATAGGTTAAATCGCAAACCGTCCGGGCATAATTCGCCAGGTTGAGCCTATCGCCAATGCCCAGGTCGACCTCAGCGCGCACGACCATGCCTTTGTGACACCACTGTTTTTCCAGCTTCAGCTCCCCGCGGCGCAGCTTGTCTACTACTTCCACCAGGTCATCGCGAAGCTTGCAGGCGACGTCGAAATTCTTCTTGCGATTCTCTGCCATCAGCTCCATGCGGGCTTTCAGCTTGGCCTCGTCCATTGAGGTCGTCTGGAGCGCAGCCCCGCCGGCATTGAGCTTGGCGGCGATCGAGGTCCACCTCTCCGAATCCATCCGGGACAGCAAGAGATTCTCTGGAATCGCGTGGATCATCGCCACCTCGCTGCTGGGAAGTCCTTGACAGTAGGAAGCGAACGCGGCGGCCCAATTGTAACCGCCTGCAAGTTTCTTATCTCCAATCATATACATTTAAGGTAGTTTAGCTGCGAAAAAATGTCAAAATCACGACTTGACTTTGATTTTTAATCTGCTACGCTGGAGAGTGTAGTATCAAAGTGTCGGGCTAGATTATGGATAGCCCAACAACGAAAGTTTTACGAAGTCCCGACACTATCTCAGACGACGCCATCACCGACGGAGTCCCTCTTGTTTTACCAGGCGACGGAGTCCCTCTTGTTTTACCCGGCGACGGAGTCCCTCAAGCTCCGCACGTTTACGCCGAAACCACCACGAAAGCGTGGGACTCGGCCGGGGTTCCTTTAGTGACGCCTCCAGAGTGCGAAGTGGTGCACGGCTACTGTGAGATGTGCGGCACGCCTTTGGGCTCAGAGGCCCATAAGTATCTCTGTGAGACCCGCGAAGCCCACATTTACAAGGGCGTCATTTACCCCTCCGTGGAGGCCGTGAAAGCCGCCATGGCCCAAGAATGGACGCCCACGTATGTCGCCGGAGTTCCTCTGATACCTCAATAACCTATACTAATATAATACAATCTTATGACTACACCCCCACTCCCTAAACTACCCGCTGGCGTCTGCACCTTATGTGGCCAGATGTGGAACACCTGTAATCACGGCCCTGAGTATCTGCAAGGCCCCGCTCGCCCCTATGCTGATGTTCAGCCGGCCTTGTGCGCCCCTTCGGTTACGACCGCGGCGCCGGCCTGGCAGAAACCTTCTGTAATCGACCCGGTGGCGGCCGCCCCCGCGCCCGACTACACGCAAACGCTAGAGGAACGCCGGCTTGAGCTCATCGAAAAGTTCGCGCTGGCGTTGGCTACTAACCCAGGGGCTTTTGAATGCTCCCCTGCGGACGTCATGGTTGCCGCTGCTCGCATGTCGGACGCTCTCATTGCTGTCTGCCGAAAGGAGGAGAAATGACAAAGAAAGCCGAAAAGGCCCTGCGTAAGTCGATCGAGCACTGGAAGCGGATGCGCGGGAACATGGGCTGTGGTGATCGGCCCCTCTCTTCCGACTGCGCTTTGTGCCGGGAGTTCGCGGATAAGACCGAATATCGCGACACCGACTGGGGCACCATTGAAGTGGGGTGCGTTGGTTGCCCTATAGCCGCCAGGGTCGGACGCTCGGGGTGCGTCGATACTCCCTATGCCAGAGCTCACCGTGCCTGGAGCATTGCCCGGATGTTCCGTATGACCTACGGGGAATCTAATCCGGACACCCGGACGAGTGTCGTAGAATGGAATCGCGCCGCAGAAGATATGATCGCCTTTCTGGAATCGCTTTTGCCTCCTTCTGAGGAGCCGAAAGCGCCTAAGCCTGAGTAACTTCGTACAGGGCCTTCGGGCCCCATTAGACTATACGACCCCTTTAGGGGTCCTGATTTTATGAACATCACCATCAAAGACAGTACTAAGCAACCTGAATCGGTCAAAACCTTGACCTTCGACGAAATAAAACAACGAGAGGGCGTTTTTCGTTGCGTCTCCGGTGCTTACGAGCATTCCCGCATCGTTGTTATTCCTCACTCGGCCGACAGTTCTAGGGCCCCGGTCGTCATGTATGTCAACTTAAAGCATAATGTGGTGGAACCCGCTACAGATGCTTGGGAGGGCCGCAAGTTTGTCAAAACCGACGAGGTGTTCACGATGGAGTTTCTGAACGCCCCATCCCTGCCCGCGCCAGTCCAGGAGGCTTAAACACATGGGCGCCTCGCGCGCCCCTTTAGATTCTGCGCAAACTTAATCGAACCATGAAAGCAATGAATCGGGTGTGCCTGACGGCACACGCTTAAAACTCAAGGGCCGCAAGGCCCCCTTCGATTATGCTAAAAATCTTTTCTGCCACACGGGGCGCTGACGGCGCCATAACAGCGTTTCAATGCGAGCCTCTTCCGGGAGAGTCTAAGCCCGACAAAGACAGCGAATACGGCCGGTGGTTCTACGGCCCGCGCGAGCACGGCGACGTCTACGTTGCGCCCAACATGGAACGGATGCTGGCCGTCGACACGGACCACTGGGACGGGAGCCCACCTACCTTTGAATACTCCCCGGTCGGCTGGCGTGAGAGCATGCTGAAGCGCCTGCAAAGTGATATCCATGCCCAGGCCGCCGAGATCGCGAAGCTGAAGAGCGACCTGGCGTATGTGAAGGAGCAAAAGAATCGCGCCGAGACCGCCATCGAGAACTTGAACAGCGAGCTCGCGCAGGCGGCTGAGAACCTGAAGCGGCGCAACATCGAACTCGAAAACATGTGCGAGGACAAGGAGGTCCTGAAAGGCAAGCTCGCGGCCGCCATAAGCTCCCTTAACGAAGAGCGCGGGGTCGTGTCCCGCATGAATGCAGAAGTCGTTAAACTGTACAAGAACCCAGTGGCTGACCGCGTCAACGCGAACGTCCTGGTAGAGGTCCGAGATATCCTGAAGTGCCCGGCCGGTGAGGCGCTCACGGACCACGCGCGCGACGTCATGCAGAGTCTTTCGGTTGCGGCTGCTAACTATGAGGCTGCCTCGCGGGAGAATGAGGAGCTCGGCAAGAGCCTGGTTGAGCAGGAGAAGTTTCGCAGTGAGGTCGCCAGGCTCCACTCAATCAATCGCAACCTCTGCTCAGAGAATGCGGGTTATCGCCAGGACAACGACCGGCTGATGGAGGAGGTCAACGCCCGGCAGCGCAACCTCGACGAGACCGAGACTGTCCTGATGAACACGCGCAATCAGGCGGCAGATGCCGCCACAAAGTGGAAGACTGAAATCAAAGACCTGCGGGAACGGGTGGACTTCTTTGACAAGAACACGGTCCGGCTTGCGGACAAAGCCACCCGTCTCGAACTCGAGGTTCAGCAGCTGCAGGAAGTCATCGCCGGCGTCCGCTCGGCCCTCCACGCGCCCGCAGGGGCCAGCATCTGTGCGTATGCTGACAGCGTCATGGATGACCTGGCGACCCGACAAAAAGAAGCGAATGAGCTGCGCGACCGTCGCCTGCTCTTTATCTCCGCCTTAAAGAAGCTGCTCGCCCAGTGGGACAAGAATGCCCGCATGGTGCAGGAGGCGTATGAACACTCCCAGGAAGGTTCTCCTGCAGCGAGTTACTGGTATGGACAAATGAGGGGGCAGATGGATGATGCCAAGGAGCTGAAGTCCCTAGCGTCCGCCCACGGCCTGCTCTCGTAAACTTGCACACTGTCCGGGGTCGTGTTAGAAAGTAATGAACATGACCCCGGACAAAAAAGATAAATTAGAGATGGCCAAAATGATTTCGAAAGCTGCTTCCGCCCTCGGACGTCTAGCTCGTGGAGTACCAAAGACTTACACCGACGAAGAGCGCGAGCGCCGGCGCAAAAGGCTCGCCGAATTGCGAAAAAAGCGCTGGGTGCCAAAGAAAAAATAGAAAATATTTTCGTCATATAACCGCTTAACTGATAGGTAGTTACACAAATTCTTCATTCGGGCTTCGTTTTTTATTTTGACATACAAGCGGTTATATGTGACACTGTAGCCACGATGAACACGACAACAGCAACTACGACGGCGACTAAGCCGACCTATTACGAGACCTACCTCCGGCTGATAAAGCAGGTCCGGGGCGACAAGCGGATCGACAGGATTTTTTGCAGCGCTGAGGAGAATGCAGCGGACTCGGCTCGTGAAGATGGGTTCAAGCCATACAGCGAGGAGTATTATTCGACCCTGCTGGGCAGCCTATCCTCGGCCGCGGAAGCATACGAGGATGTCGCCTACGCCAGCAAATGGTTTGCTCGTCGCGGATATCGCATTTAGTCGAAACGGTCTTCGGACCGTCTGATCCGGCTGGCCTCGGATCACTGATGAGACAGGCCAAAATGTTTACAAACAAGATTTATGAATACCATCGAGCGCACGTTTACGATCAACCTGTTCCGCGCCCCGCGTGAGCTGACGGCGAGAGCTGTTCGAACGAATGAGGGTCCGTCCAAGACTCGGTTTTTCGTCCCTAATGTGATCGCCATCGCCTACCTGACCGGCCGGAAGATCCACATCGCCGATATCCAGATCGAGACGGATCCCGCCGAGGTGGAGCATCTGGTCCGGACCCAGGACTGGCGCCAGGGCGACGGGTTCGCCTTCTACATCGACTGCATCCGCAAGCATGGCCGGTCCTACTCGAGACTGTGTCCGGTCGGTTGGCTCGATCAGTTTCCCCGGGAGGACTGGGCGTAGGGCATGGGGAGGCAGGTCCTTCCCGTTTAGGGATCCCTAAAAGGGCCGGAAGTGCGACACCGGTTCAGAACCTCGAACGCCGGAGAGCCATGGCGTGACAGCCTCGGAGAGACGGCACTCTGTTTACAATCGTCTACATTTTTGTTTACTATGACGGCCATACTTTATTTTTCAAAGGAAGACCTGGGCGCGCGCAATACGTCGCCCGTCTTCTCGAAAACCGGCGCCTTTGTCGGTTTTGTCCGTGCGGAATTAGTCGAGGAGCCCGACCTGAGCGAAGCTCTCGACCTTGCCAAACCCCGCCGCGGTGAAGTCGTTTTAAACAGCGTGGAGGCTGCGGTATGAGCGCTATAGCCATCCCCGCCCTTAACGTCGTGGCGCGGAAAGTTCCGTCCCCGACTCCGATCCGTGGCCCAGTGGATCTCACGCCCGCCATCATCGCGTATGAGGCCGGCGAATTGGACGAATACGACACGGTCGAGCTATTTAAGCAGCTCGTCGCGACAGGGCTCGCGTGGCGCCTCCAGGGCCACTACGGGCGAACGGCTGCAGCGCTCATCAACGCGGGCATCATCAGCTTATGACAATCACAAACTCAACCGACTTCCCTCTGCCGTTCCTGCGCCGGCTCATCGCCTACATCGCGAAAGAGCTGGGAATGAAGCAGTCACTGATCCGGCGGGCCGAGTTCAGGAAGTCTCGGTCGGCCTGGGGCGGCAGGGCATACTTACACCAGGCCCGGATCGGTGTCCGGGTAGGGGACAAGTCATGGTTTCCTGCACCATGCCGGGGCGGGTTCACTATCCAAGACCGGCTGGATGCCTTGGTCATGGTGACCGCGCACGAGATGGCGCACCACATGCAGTATCACGAAGGATCGCGCACCCGTCTTCGCGGCGGACACGGAGGGTCCGAGCGGCACACGGATCATCTGACCTATCAGGTGGTCAACCAGTTCAGAAAGGATAAGGAATCCTTGTTGGCACAATAACTATCACCTCTTTACCATGAAAACTCGAAACACTCTTTTGCAGATCTCACGGCCGTTCCACGAGGACGGTCCGGGGTATGTAGCCAGCTTTAAGTGCCTGGACTGCAAGTCGACATTCTGCCGTCCGGTCGAGGAGGGCCGGCAGCTCTGGTTTTTCTGCCCGGTCTGTGGCCTGGACGTTTACGACAAGCTCCAGGACATCGAGGATCGCAAGTATCGCGACGTTGGAAAGTATCACACTGCTCAGGGATGGGTGAGGGACACTCGCCCCACCTTTACCTTTGTCGAGGAGTATTACGACATGTTCGATGAGCCGGAAGGTTGGAAGGTTGCAGATGCCTCGGATGGGTATCTTTCTCCACACCACCACGTCGTCAATCGGTATGTGTTTCTCCGCAAAGGGAAGACCTGGACCCCGCGCCGGATGCGTATTGCGCCGAGCAAACCCCTTCCTTTGCCCTAACACCATGGGCGCTTCGGCGCCCTCCTTGATTATGCTACAAATCTTTGAATCCATGATGAAGTTCCAGTCCTTAAAGGACCAGTGCGGCCAGGCAGTTTTCTGTCCCTGGTGTCAACGAATCCTAGACTGCAATGACGCAGTCTCGTGGGATGTAACGTCTAACGACAAGCTCCTCAAGACGTTTGTCTGTTGCGGGACTTGTTCCGACAAGAAGACCGCGGCGCAGCTGCTGGAGGCTCTCAACGGCAACCCGAAGCTCCGCGAGGTATATGGTGACTCTCTACGCGTCGAGCAGTTCGACGGCCGGGAGTATGACTCGGACGGGCACCCGCTCGAGGTCCCCGCGGTAGGCGCCCCGATCTCTATCCCGCGCGCCGGCGGCACCTACGGGGGCATCCTGCGCCAGGAAGTGATGGGGAACGCAGTGGCCTTTCCCGGCTTTGAGAAATTCAAGTTCGGGGTCTACAAGTGGCTGGACGCCGAGGAGTGGTCAGTAGTGGAGATGTCCACCGGGCTGTCGATCGGCGCCCCGCAGCCCACCCAGCGGGCGGCGCTCATCAAGGCGTCGCTCTATCTTAGCAAAGTGGGCAAACGGCGCTTCGCTGCGGGCGTCCGCCGTGCCCTCGAGGCCGAGAAAGCGCAACAGGCTTTACGGGCCCAGGCCGAAGCAGCCCTGAAGGCCCAAAATAGCGGGCTCTTGACCGAGGTCCAAAAAGCGGCCTAAAATACCCCCATGAACGAGCACTTTGTAATCCATCGCCCGGCGCCCCACCGGTTCTTATCAGAGGACGGCTGGGTGATGGATTACACTGATGCCTCACCATTTAAGTCCCTGCAGGATGCTATCTTCGCAGCGATCGTGGCCGGCAAGCCTGGCGACGTAATCCTTAAAATAAGCCGAGATGGCCCAGGGCCTCCGCTGTGGACGATGGCAGATCCACGCGATGCTTAAAGTTTCAGATTATTGTGTGCAGCTCTCAGATTATGGTTGACTTTGATACGGGGTTCCTTTAAGATTGATCTCCGTAATATAGGGAGTGGCTGAAATCGCCACAGGGGTTGATTATGTTTGGCAAATTAAATCCTAAAAACTGGACCGTGGGGACTAAGTCCCTGCTGTTTGGCGTTCATCAGTTCCTCCTTCACCCTCTCCTCGTCACCCTGGCCTGGCACCACTTGTATAAGTCTTGGCCGGGCTGGCGCGAGCTTTTCTGCATCTTCGTCCACGACCTGGGCTACTGGGGAGTCAAAGACATGGACGGCTTCGACGGCCGCTGCCACCCCTTCCTGGGCGCCAAGATCGCCCGCCGACTCTTCGGCCAAGAATACTACAATTTCTGCATCGGGCACAGCCGCAGCTTGTGCCGCCAGGTAGGCGTCAGATACTCTAAACTTTGCTGGGCCGACAAGTGCTCAGTGAGCCTGGAGTCGGACTGGTTTTACCTGCTACGCGCGCGTTTGACCGGCGAGCTGGGCCAATACCTCACCCTCGCTCAAAAGGCCGGCTACGAGTTCCCTGATGCCCGCGCGTGGCTGGCCTGGTATAAGTCCAAATCGGTCCAGGATGCAGTTTCTAACCTGAGCACCTACGCCGGCGAGGCGGCCGAAAAGGCTGAGTCCGCTGTTCGCTCAGGTTTGGTCAACCAATGTTGGGAGGAGGCGCTCGCAGCTGAGTCGGCGGAAGTGTGTCGGGCCCGCAAGGCTCGCCGCCGGCAATCTTCACCGTCACGTAAGCTTCGCGTGACGTCTCTTAATGCTCATCGTTGAGCCCTCCGCTAATACCACGGAGGAGCGGACTGACTCCCGCGCCGCTCCTCCCTTCTCCTTCCTTTTGATTATGCTCCCCGTAAGGGGTTCGATTATGACGTGCCCACAGGGCGCCTGATTATCCTCGAGGCGGCTTCGCCAAAAGTGGCCGTCGGGACGGCAAGCGCATGAGTGCCGAATAACCTGCGCCGGGCGTGTATGAGTATAAAATTCGCTCAGGACATGCCCCTGTGATTGTCAGTTTAAACCATAAACTCTAAATCAAATATCTATGAAAAAAGACACGAAAAACACCGCCCCCACCACCACTCCGTCGACCCCTTCCACCGTCCACCTGCACGCGGACGGCACCGGGAACCTGCACATCGACGTGGTGCCCCGCGGGGAGAAAGAGGGGATCTACGTCCGCTACTCTCGCCCGGAGGAACGCCTCCAGGGCCCCCGTTTCACGGATGGCAACCCGGAGAGCTCGCTGCTCCGCCTCACCACGGCCAAACCTAACTCCGTGGACAACCTCATCTTTGCGCTGCTCTACTACCGGGCGCACAAGTTCCCGGACGCTGTCCCTTCCCGTTACGCCCCGGACCAGCTGCGTGACGATGTCCTGGCCGCCGCCGGGCAAGTAGTCGACACGTTCAACGGACTGGACCCTCGGAAGTCGGTTGGCCCTCAGTCAGACAGCCTCTACGACCGTCTGAGCACGTTAGTCGACGCGGTCGAAGCGCGCCGCGAAGAGGCTGCTGAAATCCGCGAGAAACTCGAGGAGCAGGAAGCCGCCGAGCTCTTTGAAAAGGCTGAAGAGACGCCGGCCGAAGACCCCACCAAGAAAGACAAATCCAGCGACTGCGAAACTTGCAGCGCGGTGGAGTTTTGCTCGAACCCCTCGGCCCAGGCTGTTGTAGCCGCTCGTAAGGGAAAGCCTGAAGTTCAAAAGACCAGCGGTAAGCCTGGCAAGAGCTACCAGCTTAGTCGTCTCGGGCTCTTGGCTGCCTTGGCCACGCTTCCGGAGTTGTCTAAAGATGCCCCCTACACCTCCGAAGCGCTTCGAAAAATCCTCGAGGCGCCTTACAAATCGTCGGAACAAGCTCAAACTGAGTAGTTTACGGACGTGAAAAAAAGTTGAAAAAATCTAGAGGGTAGGACCGTATTTGTCCTACCCTCTATGGTATAGTCGATTTTACAGAATGAAATCGTGCCCTGAAATAGTTGGAGACAGTGTAGGGAGATCCCCTACAAAAATTGGGCTTGCGCGAGGGCAGGGGGGGGCATGCTACCAGGGAAATCCCGAGTGGATTATTAGTACTTCTTCCTTGTCGCATGTACCAAACTAAAATAATTAAAAAGTTGAAAAATGTCCCAAAAATGTGTTGCCATGTCCCAAAAGTGTATGGTATTTTTGGCGCAAGATTTCGGACTGAATAGGCGAACAGTGTTATGAACAACAACGTCACCAAATCAGAATCAGACACTAAACTCCTTAATTTAAAGGAGTTAGCGCGAGAGCTCGGAGTCCCTTATCGCTTCACCATGCAAGCGGCGAAAGATGGTCTTCCGCTGTATCGGGGTCGGACATCGGTTGTCTGGGCTCGGGAGTGGATGAAGAAGCAGGCGGAGTCCCTCCAGACTTTTGGGGGGCTGACGGTGCAGGTGTCGGCAGATGGATCTTCTCCAGGGCCGGACGGAGATCTTCCTCTACGCGTAAGCGCTGGTAAATCCGGTGGATTGAGGTCGAAGCGTGGCCGACCAGCCGGCGCATGTAAGACTCCGGGACTCCCGACTGAGCCCCCCGTGAAATAAAAGTGACCCGTAGGCAATGAAACGAATAACGCGACATATTAATGCCCTTGAGAAATGCCCAGAAGTCTTTGCTGGGCAGCCGGGGCATTTCATACGCGTATTCTCTGCCCTCGGCCTTCAGGCGGGTGAGGAGCGGCACCAACTCGTCGCGGACCGGTATCGTGAACAGTTTGCCCCCCTTCGCCCGCAAATAGATTGTTCGTTCGTCCAGGTGGACGTCCGCCATCCTCAAACAGGTCTCACGGAGCCGGCAGCCCGTATAGAGTGCGATGTCCCATGCGATGCGCATCCATTCGGGCTGTTCCTCCAGTTTCTGGCGGATAAAGACCAGGTCCTCGTCGGGGACAGCCAGCTTCTCCTTGGCCGCTTGTTTGCCCACTCCCAGGGAGACAGCCGGGTTGCCGGAGGCGAATCCACGCCGGACGGCTTCTTTCATAACCAGGCCCAGCAGCTTCAGCTCGTGAAGAGCGGTGTTGTGCTCGGCCTGGTGGAGCCCTCCTTGCTTCCAGCCGGCCTTCCTCAGCTTGAGATAATCCATGCAATCCGGGTAGGTGAGCTGGCTGGGGTAAAGAATTTTTCGTTCTCGCAGGTAGATGTTCAGGTTTTTCCAGTCGCACATGTAGCGCTCGATGGTGCGGGGCTTCCCCTGGTAGCGGAGATTCAAGTAGTCGGGCACCCACGCCTCCCAGCGCTCTTTGGCGGATCCGCGGGTGTGCTCGAGCTCCTGCAGAGTCATCCTTGCTTCTTCGGCCCTAGCTTTGCGGGTGTCCAGGGGAATGTCAGTCCGAAACTTGGTGCTTTCGCGGACAATTTTGCCGGTGACGGAGCGGTATTTAATCCACCAGTATTTGCTGGTCTTCTGTCGGTAGAGCGATGCCATAATTTTGTATCGGGTTTAGTTAACTCGTATGCCTTAGTATGCCTCTGGGGGTGCAGCTATTCAACATTATCCGCAGTTAAATGCAGCTCCCAGGCTCAGGAAAAAACTACCCCCCGAAACGAGGGTTCGATTCCCTTCACCCGCTCCAGTCATAACCTCTTCAATTTCAACCCTTTAGGAAACAATTCTGGGACGTGTATGCCCAGAATATGCCCTGGAGTTGAAAACTCAAAAATTGCCTCGCCGGAACCACCCCAGGTTGCCGGCTGGGCTTGTTTACAAAAATACCCCTCAAAAAATCCCATGAATAAACCCTCTGTTGTTGAACTCGAAGTCGTCAAAGACGGTCGTTACAATCGCTCCATCTGCCTCCCTCCCCGCCACATTTACGCCAGCTGCCTGGGAGTCCAGATGCTCGATTTCGGCCCCCACGCGTTGGAAGCCGCTCGGTATGACAGCCACGGCAGCATAACCGTCCCCCGGGCCGTCTACATCCAGTCCCCCCATATCGTGGAGGTCATTGTCAAGGACGGCCGTCTGCAGCGCATTTTGGTCCGGGTGTCCTATGAACAGGACCCCCGATTCGACCTCGCGCTGGCCCTGGCTGCTCCCGTGCCTGGCCGGCCCCTCTTTGTTATTACCTGCTGGCTCAATTATCGGAACGACGCCCACCGGAAGGTTAAATTTCCGGAGCTCTATGTCCATAATTGATGCCGGCCTCATTATGTGGCAACAACCATACTTCACTGAAGTAACCAACATCGAGGGGTGGAGCATCCGCCTCACCCCCGAAAATCGTATCTGTTTGAAATCGCCTGGCAAGGATGGGGATATTTATTTCCCCTTCCGCCTGCGCCAGAATCGCGTCTCGCCCATCGGCTTCGACCGACGGCCAGGCGTCAACCCGCCGGCGGCCGTTTTAGACAAGCTCCGGGCAATGTTTGACGCCCTGGTGAAACATCGGACCCGGGCCGCCCGGGAGGAAATATGCGAGGATCTATGGGAGGCAAACTAATGAAGGGGGACTTCATTAAGGTCGGGACCGTTTACCGCGCCAGGCGGCCGGTCTCGAAATTTCCGGGCGTGTTCCCCACCCGGACGGTAGTCCGCTGTGACGGATACTACGTCGACTATATAGCGAACCCGCTACCCGGTGAATTCCGCCTGGAAAGCCCGGTCGTCCGGTGCTCATACCCTCGCTTTCTCCAGTGGATGGGAGGAGTCGTAAATGCCAAAAACTGACGAGGGACCCTTCGTCCCCAACCCTCTTGCTAAATGGGCCGCACCGGATGACGTGCCCTACAACGAGAGGGTCGATTATCTGCACGAGTGGATACAGGAGCTCGGGTTTTTCCGGGCTCCGCCTTTCCGGGCGGCCATGCTGCACAAGCTCGCTGTCTGCTACCGGGCATTCGGGCAGGCGGAGACTCGGTCTCGCCTCCAGTCGGGGAGCAATCTCTCCAAGTATATCCGGAACGGCCTGGCCGGCCCTACGTTGCTGGTCAGCCTGGACGACCTCTACTACCTGGCGCTCGAGAAGCTGATCCAGAAGTATCGGAAAATTAGGGAGAACCGCAAGCGGAGCTATCAGAAGTGGAAGGAAGCGAAGAATAGGGAGAATGACAATAAGATATTACATCCCGGGGATCCCCAACGCGGCGCTCCATCGGGTGAGCAAACAGGTTCGCTGGCAGATGCGCCGGCAGAGGAAGGGGATATGCACGAGATGTGGGAAGAGACCCCTGTCCAACGGGGTGGATTGTGAGATTTGCCGCGCGAAACATATTGCGGTTTGCAGGAAGGCTCGCCGAGATCTTAAAGAGGCTCGCCGGGCTGCTGCGCAAGGGGCTGGGATTATTGAAGTTAAGACGGCCGAAACGGGTAATAAAAATTAATTATGAACGGGTTAGAGGGACTAAGGGGGATGTTGTGGCTTTCCGTAATCAGCAACGACCAGAAAAAGCAAGCGGAATATCGCCACAAAATTCGAGGGTTTTTGAAAGGTCGGGGAATCGTGATGGGCAAGGCCCTAAGAAGGTCGTCCGAGTGCTCTGGGGCAATCCCACTCGAGAAGTAATTAAAATTTATGGCATCGACGAGGGGCGGGAAACGGGACGGGACGGGCAGACCGCGGGGTCCGAAGCGGGTAATTCTGCACGCCAGGATTTTGCCGGAGACGATGAAACACATTGATACTCTAAGCTTTGCGCAGCGAGTATCCCGGGGCGAGATCCTCGACAAAATAATTTCGAAAAAAAGTTGAGAAATATTTTGACATATAAGCGGATATATGAGATTATGTTTGCACGATGACAGTCTCACTGGTGAGAGCGAACCCGGTCCTCGGATAAACTCTCCCAGAAAACAAGGAGGGGCTGGCTCGGTTGAACTCTTGATGTCGCGTGAACGCCGACGCTGACAGGCGTGACAGTCGGAGAGACGACACTGAATTTTGCGGGTGTAGCTTAATGGGAGAAAGCACCGACGGGCTGCGGCCTATCGGCTCTGAAAAGGGGCGGCAGTCCTTTGGCCTAGTCAGCTAAAGAAGCCCGTCACGGAGTAAGACCAGGATCTTCCGGACTCGAGTGACTAACGGGTAGGAAGAGCTTGGATGGGGGTTCGAATCCCGCCCACTTGCGTCCTCTTTGCTTGTCTGGGGCTTCAGTGAGGCCCTAGAGGAGCCAGGACGACACTAATGATTATGGAACTTTTACAGACACCGAATCGCTGCCGGTATGAGTTGCTTATCGGCACTGAGGTGGACCGGGACCACCAACCCATCCCGGCCGCGGTGCGCGAATGCGCCGTGGACACTCTCAAGCGCGCTGTGGCCGCCCGGTTCGGGGGCTACAGCTCCCACGAAATCGCCGGCGGCTGGATCGGCGCCGATGGAAAGCTCGCCCAGGAGCGCAGCCTCTGCCTCTCTGTTTTGACGGACACACCCGACGCGGAAGCGGTGCCGCGGCTGAGTGAAATCATCGCCATGGCGAAAGCGCTGCTGCGCCAGGAATCGGTTGGTCTGACACGAACTGAACTCCGGTTTTCCTTTGTATGAGCCCCCTTACGCACATAATCACCGAGAACCAGGAGCAGGAGCGTTACCTGAACACGCTTTCTGCCCGCCGGCGCCGGGAGGAAAAATTCCTGGCCAAGTTCGATGCCGACGCCAAGGCCCAGGCCGATCGCGAGATGAAGAAGGGAGGCGGGAATGACGCAGCTCACTAAAAAAGTCTCCCGGATGACGGTCCGCCCCTATCTGCACTACAAGAAGCGGATAGTGGCCACACTCGAGCCAGGCGACGTGCTCGCCATGCGCCTCGAGCGCACGCGGGAATCCTCTACGGTCCGCCTCCCGCTGTCTTCGCTCTACACCACGGCCTTAATGAAGAAGGCCAACGCGTAACACAGGTGCCGGTCGTTAGAGGGGCGGCCGGCATCCTTCAAGCCCTCACGGGGGTGGGAGATCCCACAGGGGCTGATTATGACTATACTCTATAAAAATATCTGGCAGCTCTCCAAGTTCGTCCGTCGGCAAAACCGCGCCATCCGTAGTGCGGACCACGTCATCGCCAAAGGCGACGCCAAAAAGGCACAAATCGCCGAGCGCAGCAAGCGCATCAGCCAGCAGTGGCTGACCGCTACCCGCTACCTCCTCTCCGCCCGCCGGGTCGGCGAACCCGGTGTCCGCTGCTCCCTTCCGCGGCGCATCCAGCGCCAGCGCGGGCTCCTTCCTGCGACTTCTTAAAGCGAGGCTTCTGCCTCGTGGGGGATGTCTTCCTTTCCATCCCCCAGATTATGTCTAAAAAACTCGTTTACATTGCTGGCCCTTTCAGGGCGGCTTCTCAATGGCGGCAGGAGCAAAATATACGGAGGGCTGAAGAAGTTGCTCTCGAGGTCTGGCGGGCCGGCGGTGTCGCCATCTGCCCCCACCTGAATACCCGGTTTTTCGGCGGAGAGCTACCCGACCAAGCCTGGCTCGACGGGGACCTGGAGATCCTCCGCCGATGCGATGCTCTTGTCACGGTGGATGGGTGGAAGTCCTCCGAGGGTGCCGTGGCGGAGGTAAACTTTGCTGAGACCTCTGGTATCCCGGTTTTCTACAGCAGCTACTACGAATCGTTTAAACAGTTCCTGGTCGGAGGGTGGGAGTGAACACTGCCGGCCTTCTCCCATACCAGGTCCCCCACGTCGACAAGCTCCTGCGCGTCCTGCAGTCCAATAAGGCGGCGCTGGACGGATCCGACACGGGCACCGGTAAGACGTTCACCGCGCTGGCGACGGCCCGGGCCCTCGGCATAAAGCCGTTTGTGATCACCCCGCTGGTCACGGTGCCGTCCTGGCTGCGCGCCTCGGAGTCCCTCCAGTGGCCGATCCAGGTCACGAACTACGAAAAGGCCCGGGGGCCTGGCTTTCACACCGGTCCGGATGGCAAGCGCGCGCCCCTCTCTGTCAGCCCCTGGGGCTTCGAACGCCCAGCCGGCGCTGGCTCGCAGTGGGTATGGAATAACAGCTACCGGATGCTGATCTTCGACGAAGTCGACCGGTGCTCGGGGTCTACTTCGCTGAATTCCAAGCTGCTCATTGCCGCAAAGCGCCAGGCGCAGCACGTCCTGACGCTCTCGGCTACGGCCGCGGAGTCCCCCTTGCAATTAAAAGCGCTCGGATACGCCCTGGGGCTCCACAATCTCAAATCCTGGCCGCAGTGGCTCCTGCGCCACGGATGCACGCCCGGAATCTTTGGTGGGTATGAGTTTTCTAAAAACTCGGATAAGCAGCTGGCCGCCATGGAAAAACTCCACCGGCAAATCTTCGAAAGCCGCGGCGCCCGGATGCGCCGAAAAGAAATCCCGGGGTTCCCCAAGTCCACCCTGGGCGTCAAGCTGGTGCAGTTGGAAGAGAGCGCCACTGATAAGGCTGACGAACTCAGCAAATCCCTCGAGGCGGCCTATCTGCACCGGATGGAGCAGGCGGACGAAGCCCGCCGCCAGGCTGAGGAAGAGAAAGAACGCTGCATCGCTGAGGGCATCGAATACAAGGGCGGAGGCGTCCTGACCGAGATCCTGCGCATTCAGCAGGGGCTCGAGATGCTCCTGGTGGCGCCGCTCCTCGAGCTCGCGCTGCAGTATTCAAAAACGACCAAAGTGGCCATTTTTGTAAACTTCCTCGAGACCGTGGACAAGCTGGCTGTCGCTCTTAGCGACTTAAAAATCGGCGTCATCACCGGGCAGTATAACGGCTTTGGTCCGTGGAAGCCCGCGGCGCGCCAGGACGTGGCTGATGCCTTCCAGCGTAACGAGCTCGAAGTCGTCATCGTGTCCAGGGCCGGCGGCGTGGGGCTCAGCCTGCATGACCCCAAAGGGGAAGCGGAGCGCACCAGCCTCATTTGCCCCCAATACTCCGCCCGTGCGATCAAACAAGTCCTCGGCCGGGTGGACCGTGCCGGCGGCGCCTACTCCCAACAGTTTTTCGTTTACATTTTTAATAGCAAACAGCGCGAAATAGCCTTGACACTAGAGAAGAAATTGAATAATCTCGATATGCTAAATGATCGGGAACTCTACGGCTCGGTGATCCAATAATAACAACATCTTTCAAGGGTAATGGGGAAATATGCATCTGTATCTCGTGCGGTCGAAGAATCCGGCAGAATCGAAACACTTTGTCGCCATCGTGGCGGCGCCGGATGAAAACTCAGTCCTGAGACAGTTACCAGCAGTTAAAATAGCCCCAGACAATGTTCTGTGCATTCCCCTGGGGCTGGCATTCACCAACGCTCCGACAATTTTTTATACTGACTATACGCATTATGGAAGCTAATACAGTCGATACCCTGAAGGTCGCCTCGTCCGAACGATCTCATCACAAGTATGGGATGAGCAAGCTCAACTACTTGAAGAAATGCCCCCTCCACGAGGGCCTCGGTGGGACGAACGAAGCGGCCGAAGACGGACAGACGTTGCATGACATCATGGACGATGTCGCGGAGGCTGTCAAAAAGTCGGGCAATACGTTTTATGGCGCCCTCGTTGAGGACGTCCTGGAGCATCGAGTTGTGGACGACCCCGACCGCGAGCTGCTGACGTATTGCTGCCGGCAGGTGGACGGGTATATCGGGGCCCTCCGGGGCAAGGTCGAGATCCATAACGAAATCAAGGTCTCGATCACCAAAGTGACCGGGGAGGAGATAAACCACGGCTATCTGGACCTGTTGCTCGTCGCCGGCCCGGTGGGGGTCCTCATCGACTATAAGTTTGGCTATTTGCCCGTTCCGCCGGCGGGCTCGAACTACCAGGGCAAGGGCTACGGCATAGGGTGCTTTGAGAAATTCCCTGGGCTCAAGCGGATCCTGGTCGTGTTTATCCAGCCCAAGCTCAACCTGGTCACGACTGCAATCCTGACCAGGGATGAGACCGTCAAATACTACACCCAGGTGGAGCATATCATCAACACGGCCAAATGGGCCCAGAATGCTCCGAATGACCCGGCCGTCGTGGCGGCCATGGAAGTGGGGGACCACTGCAAATACTGCGCGCGGGCCGGCCGATGCGCTAAGCTTTTGAACTACGCCGGGATCGCCGCCAACGAGGTGGCCAAGAGCCCCGAGGAGCTTCTCCCCATCACGCCGCTGTTCCGCGGGGACCTGGCGGCCCTGTCCCGGCCTGAGCAATACGCCCTGGCGCGGCATTGGGCGGACCTCCTCGAGCCGGCATTCGAAAAGCTGAAATCTCGCTCGCTCGAAGTGGCCGCAGAGAACGGGGGCGTCCTCGAGTGCCAACTGCCGGACGGGACGGTGGTGACGTATACCGACGCCGAGAAAAGAGTGGACCGCGTTCTTGGTTCAGCGCCCCTTGTGGCCGATGCCCTTAAGGACATTCTCGAACCCCAGCAATTGCTCGCTGCCGCCAAGCTGTCCATCGGCGAACTCGAGCGGATGGCCGGGGCTGAAATGCAGAAGAGCGTCAACACGGTTTTGGACGACGAGTTGCAGGAATTTATCTCCGCAGTACAGTTAAAAGTAGAGGCCGGCGCTATCTCTCAAAAAGAAGCGAAGGCGCTCGTGAAAGAAAAGTCTAGGGATCTCAGGGACCAAAAAATCTCCAAGAAAGAGGCAGCTAGTCGGGTGTGTAGTCTTCTCGAATCAGAGGGGCTGCTGTCCCGGCCAGATACCACGATCCACTACTTGAAGAAAACAGTAACAAAGCCAGTAACATCAGTAATAACGAATAGTCAACAAAAACAAATAACACAATAAACATATGGTAAAAGCAACCTTACGCAAAACGAGCACGGCCGCCGAACCCGTCAAAAACTTCGTAGACGAGCAGGCCGCCGACAAGAAAATCGCCGAGTTGGACGGTTCCGCCGGCGTCGAGCAGCTCTACGAGGGCCCGAAGGACGGCGTCGTGGATGTCGAGTCCACGGTAGTCGCGGCCCCCGCCAACACGGTGTCGCCGGTGACGGGCTCCGTCGGGGCCGATGTGGTGCCGGCGAACACGACCTCTGCAGTGGCCCGCCACTCCTCGGTGACGGCTGTCTACTCGGACGTCAGCGACGGCGCCATCGAGGGCGACTTTAACACGGAGGACGTGCGCTTCCCCCAGCTCAAAATAGTGCAGGGGTCTGGCACGCTCTCGCAGATGTATCCTCAGGGGTCCCTCATCTACGGGGAGGAAATCTTGTTCCCTCCCCAGGTCAACATGCAGGCGGCGGCGCCCGTGCTGCAGTTCGTGCCGGTCATGCTGAAAAAGCAATACCGGGAAAACCTCAGCCAGGAAGACGCCGCGGACGGGATGATGCCGCGCATCGCTAACAGCCTGGAGGAAGTGGAATCGCACGGTGGGACGACCCGCTGGATCGGCAACGAAAAGCCGTCCTGGAGTCCGAGCGCCCGTTGCATGTTCCTGTTGCAGCAGCCCGCCGAAGGGCAAGAAGGCTCCGATGCCGCTGGGTTTCAGACCGAGTTGGGCAGCGCCCTCTACGCTCCGGCGATGTACTACTGCGCGGGCACGGCCTATGGCTACGTGGCCAAAACGCTGTTGAGCACCGCAACCACGTCTCTGTTGGTTCCCGCGCTGACCCCTGACGGGGTCCCCGTCGTGGGCCCGGATGGGCGCCCTCGCAAAAAGGTGTGCCTGTTCAAACACTTCTGGTCGCTGTGCGTCAAGAAGGTCAAGGCGGGCAAATACACCATCTACGTGCCGTTCATCCGCCTGCTGAAGGAGGAGACGCCGGCCGAGGTGCGCGAATACTGCGCCGGCATGGTGCGCAGCGCAGGGGCTTCCGCAGCCTCTGGGGAATAGGGGTTAGGGTAACACGGGCCTTTGTGTCATCGGCCCGATTTGGATGACACCGGGGGCCGCCAGGCCCCTGTGATTATATATGCTCCAATTTTTCACTGCTCCCAATCTTAGCGTCACTGCCGTCACCGAGAGTTCCCCTTGGGACTTTAACCCGGACCCGAAGGTCCTGCAGAATCTGCGGACTATCCCGAAGAAGCAGCGGCGCGAACTCATACAGACTAAGACTATGGACTGGCAGGTATACTCTGCCATCCGCGGCCTTGGCCGGAATATCCGCATCTCGCGGGACAACCCCCCGATCGGGCTGCGCGGGCTGGTGGTCGACTACGACGCGGAGACGCCGGTGGAGCAAGTGATGGAGCTGTTGCGCAAGAGCCTCAACGAGTCTTTTTATCCCAACTTTTTGGAAATTTCCCTGGGCGGGAAATGCCGCTTGGTCTGGGTGTTCGAGCGCGAGATACTGGTGCCGAGCACCGAGTTTTGCTACAGCCTTATCGCTGCGTTTTTCCGCAAGTTCAACGTGCCGATCCTCCTGGCCGGATACGATGCCAATTCGGAGAAGCCGAGCGAAATGTGGACGAACGGGGGCCAGTGGTATCAGTTCAAAGACGCCCCGCTGTCCTGGGAAATCTGTTTTGGCGTGGTTTGCGACGTGTCCAAAAAGTCCAGCCTGTTCACGCGTGGGGAAGTCCCCCTCGATACCATCGCGGAAGAGGTCCAGAAGCGCTTTCCCGGCCGCTGGAAGGGGGACTTTAAAGAAGGCGCCCTGGGTATCCGTTTCTGGGACGAGACGGCGGACAACTCCACCGGCTGCCAGGTCAAGCCCGACGGTATGCTGTGCTTTACGGGCACGGTGCCCTTCATGTATTGGAAGGACATCTTCGGGTCGCAGTGGGTCGAAGAGAAGCGGATGCTTAACCTCGGCCGGGCCGCCGGCGACGTTTATTTCGACGGCCGGGAGTATTGGGAGCAGCTCGGAGACAGGTGGGTGGAATTCAGCCGGTCCGACGCCATCCTGGCCCTGAAAGACAAAGGTATCTCGGACAAGGTCCCCAAGGGTCAGGTCATTTCTGACGCCGAGCGGGTGCTGCGGCATATCCAAACCGTAAACCGTGTCGACGGTGTCGCCCCGTTAGTAAACTATCCGCCGGGCATCGTGATGATGCGTGGGGAACGCTTGCTGAACATCGGCGCGGTCACGGCCCTCCAGCCCATCAAAGGGCCGACTGGAGACCCCGCGCAAGACTTCCCCTTGATATGGAACTTTTTAAATGGGCTGTTCGCCCACCCCGAGCTGTTCCCGCTCGACCACTTTCTGTCGTGGCTCAAACGGTCCTACATCTTGGCCAAGGATCGGAAGCGGCTGATGGGCCAGGCCATCTTTCTGTGCGGGCCCCGGAATAACGGCAAAACGCTCCTGTGCAATCGCATCATCTGCCCCATGTTGGGCAATCGGATGGCCAACCCCTACGACGTGCTCATGGGCGAATCCTCGTTTACAGACGATCTGTTTAGCAACATCCTGCTGGCGATCAATGACGAAGACGCGCCCACGTCGGAAGCCGACCGTCAGCACCTTACGACCAAAGTGAAATCGTTGGTCGTCAACCCGATCCAGACTTACCACGCCAAATTCAAGTCCAAGCAGCAGATCGACTGGTATGGCCGGCTCTTTGTCACGTTGAACGAAGACCCGGGCTCGGTGGGAATCCTGCCTGAGGTGAACGCCAACACTGAGGACAAAATGATGTATTTCGCCTCTCAGGAATACAAAGGAGTCTGGCCGCAGTCCGAGGTGCTGGAAAAAACCATCGCCACGGAACTGCCCTACTTCGCCCACTGGCTGCTCTACGACTATAAAGAAAATCCAGAGGTGCTTTCGAATGACCGTTTCGGGGTGAAGAGCTATTTCGATCCCAGCATCCTGAACCACGCCAAGCAACAGCTGCGTGCGCACGACTTGAGCGAGCTCTTGGCTGTCTGGTTTCGTCTGCAAGAAGACACCACCCAGACACCCTCTTTGGAATGGGTCGGCACGCCCACCCAGTTGTTGGCGGAACTCTCTACCCACGACACACTCCAGTCTGTGGTGCGCGAATGGACCGTCTATAAAGTTTCTCACGCTCTCACCCACCTGGCCCGCCAGGCAAACAGCGGAATCACCTATGACAAAGAGTCGTCGGTGCGCCAGTTCCGAATCCTCCGGTCGGCCGTCTGCAAAAGTTAATAACTGTCGGTAGTTTTACACCCCCTCCCCCTAAAACCCTATGATACCTGTTGTTGTAGACTTCGAGTCGTATTACGACAAGAAGCTGTCCGTCAAAAATCTCGGCAACCCCAACTACGCGAAGGACACCTACGCGTATCTAATCGCGATCCTGGGAGACGGGATCGAAGTCCTGGGAGACCCTCGGCAGCAAGACGCCCGGGAAATAATGGCCCAGTTGGCGCAGGATCCCGAGCTGGAGTTCTGGGCTGCCAATTCAAACTTCGACCAAACCTTGTGGGAGAAATATGCCCCTAGGACGGTCCACCCCTGGAAGTGCGTTTTGGACCTGGGCGCCTTTCATCAGTTTCCACGCAACGTGGCCGACCTGGCCCGCGTCGTGCTCGGCCGGAAGGTCGACAAGTCGGTCCGCGACGACATGGAAGGGCAGGACTTCGACACGCTACTCGATGAGGACAAAAAACGGGTGACCGACTACGGCTGGAACGACGTAGTCCAGGAAATGGACCTGTTGAAAGCGATGCGCCCCATGTCAGCAATCGAGGAACAAATCGCGGCCCATACCCGTATGATAAATCGCCGCGGGATCCACATCGACCTCGAGATGGTCGCCCGCGACAAGACCGCCCTCGAACAGATGCGCTTCGACGCCCTTCGCGCCATCCCGTGGCACGGCCACTCGGCTCCGCTGTCGTATGAGGCCCTGAAGGTCTACTGCAACTCCAAAGGGGTCCCGGTGCCCGTCAGCACCTCTAAAACGGACGAGGAATGCGCGGACCTGGTGTCTGCCCATCCGGTCCTGGCCGACGTCCTGGGGAGCATGCGGAAGTTCAGGAAGGCGAACACGATGCTCAAGAAGGCTGATAGCCTTCTGATGCGCGTGACCGACGACGGGGTGCTTCCGCTAGACCTCATGTATTGCGGGGCGCCGCATACGCGCCGCTGGAGCAGCCGCGGCTTCAACGTGCAGAATCTCGACAAGGAGCCAATCGTGGTCCGCCCGGACCTGAAAGTCTGGACGCGCCACTGGCTCATTCCGCCGGCCGGCAAGACCTTCTATATCGCAGACTTCGCCCAAATCGAGCCCCGGGTGCTGCACTGGCTGGCGAATGACGTGGCCATGCTCGAACTCTGCCGGCAGGGGTTTTCGGTCTACGAGGCTGCGGCGCGCGCCTGCAAGCTGTGGACCGGGGATGTCCCTCTCAAAAAGGGCAATCCGGACCTATACAAATGTGTGAAGGCCCAGGAATTAGGGCTGGGCTACGGCATGGGTGGGAAGACGTATTCTTCTAACAACCCGAGCATCTCTGAGGAAGCCGCGGAGCGGGAAGTGCAAGAATGGCGCCGGCGCAATCCGAAAATCACCCACTTTTGGAGGCGGATGGAAGCCCTCATCAAGCAGGCTTCGATGGACAAGGACAAGCACCTCGTCGTGGATATGCCGTCCGGGGACCTCTTGCAGCACTTCCACATCCGGTCCGACAAACGGTCCTGCCAATCGTTCACCATCAAGGGAGACTTCGGGCATCAGTCGCTACAGCCGCGCTTGTGGGGCGGCACCCTTACAGAAAACGTCGTCCAGCGGACCGCCCGGGACCTCCTGGCCGACGCGGTAATCCGCCTGGAGAATGCCGGCCTTCCCGTGCTCTTCCACGCTCACGACGAAGTCATCGTCGCCGTGGACGACACCGAAAAGGGCCGGGCAGAAGCTAAAGAAGCGGTGGACCGCATCATGGCGACTCCTCCGGAATGGGCAGCGGACCTTCCGCTCGCGTCCGAGGGGATCTTCTCGTCCCGTTACATAAAATAAGCTGGAGTAATACATGTCTACAAAAATCGAAAAAGTCAAATCGTTGTTAACGGCCGATCCACGGATGGGCCGAACCAAACTCGCCCGCGAGCTCGGGATCTCTGACGGTGAAGCCCGCCGGCTAATCACCATCGTTAAAAAAGGCCCGGTGATGGACGTCGACGACGGCCAGCCGGCGCCCGAGGTGAAAATCGAGGACCTCATCCCGACGGCGATGAAAATCTTGAAAAAGAACCCCATCACGCCGGCCAACTTGGCGGCCGCGCTGGGGCTGCCCGTAGACCGGGTGCCGGAGCTCCTGGATGAGCTAACCAAACTTCACTCGGTTGATGTCCAGGGCCACTTCCTGGTGCAGGAAACGCCCCCGTTTGGCCGGATCCCGGTGGAGGTGTTAAACCCACCCGGAGGGCGCATCCGGTGCGGCCTCGTGGCCGACACCCACCTGGCCTGCCGGGAGGAGCGCCTAGACGCCCTGCACGCCGTCTACGACCTCTACGAGCGCGAGGGAATCACCCAGGTCTACCACGCCGGAAACATCGTGGATGGGTATGTCGCGCGCATCAACGGGGCCTCTGTGTGGTGCTCAACCCCGGATGACCAGGCTTACTACGTCCTGGACAACTACCCGGCCAGAGACGGCATCACGACGTACTTCGTGACAGGCGACGACCACGAAGGGTGGTGGATCAAGGAGGGCCTCAATTGGGGTGCCTACCTGACCATGCTGGCGGAGAAAGAGGGCCGGACAGACCTCCAATACATCGGCCACGTTGAGGCAGACATCGAGTTTAAGGGGCCGGAGGGCAGCACCATAATGAAAGTCCAGCACCCCGGCGGAGGCAGCTGCTACGCCCGTTCCTACGCCCCGCAGAAGACCATCGAGAGCCTCACCGGCGGGGAGAAGCCGGCCATCCTCGTGCAGGGCCACTACCACGTCAGCAACTACATGTTCGAGCGCAACGTGCACGTGGTCAACCTGCCCGGTTTTCAGGACCAAACGGTGTTCGGACGTAAGAAGCGGCTGCGCTTTGAGGTCGGCGGCGCCATCGTGTCGTTCACCCAGACCGACGGCGGCTCCGTGAGCCGTTTTAGCTGCGAGTTCCTGCCCTTCTTTGACCGGGGCTACTACAAGAAGTTTTTGCGGTCAGACACCAAACTCGTGAAAGGACATCTCACTCATGGACGCTCAAAAAACTAGCCTAACGGCTGACGAGGCCAGAGCTAAAATCGTTGAACTGTGCGAGCGGACGGCGCCGTTGCGCTTGCAGTATCTGGAACAGGCCCGGGTCGTGCAGGCGCTGTCTCTGCACTACCACAAGGAACGGCTAAAAGAGGCTTTCCCGGGGGCCGTGTTTGAAGAGCGCCCGCTCATCGTCGAACTGGACGCCAGAGAGACCCCGAAATCGCTGGACGTGAAGCTGGAGCAGCTCAAGCAGAACGGCGCCACTCCCAAGCACATAATCTTCGACTACCAGACCTACAAATACTTTGTATTTCTATGATAATAGGACTCATCGGAAAGAAAAAGAGCGGCAAAGACACCCTTTTCGAACTGCTGCGCGGAAGAGCAGTATCTGAAGGTTTCCCTATCACCCGGTGCGCCTTCGCGGACCCCCTGAAACAGGAGGTGGCGCGCGCGTGCGGGGTCGACCTTGCGACCATCGAAAAAGACAAAGACCGGTGGCGGACGATACTCCAGTGGTGGGGAACCGAGTTTCGCCGGCACTACAACGGCGAAGGGTATTGGCTGGCAAAAATGAGGGAGACCCTGGAAGCTGCTCGGCATAATTCGGTCATCCAGGTCATCACCGACACCCGTTTCCCGAATGAAGCAAAACTAATAGAGGACATGGGCGGCATCTTGGTCCGGATCGAGCGCGGCATCTGTAACGTGGGAGATCCTCACCCGTCGGAGACCGCCCTCGACGGATACCCTGTGACCATGAAGGTTTACAACAATGGGACGCTTGAGGTTTTGAAGATCCAAGCCGACCAAATCCTGCAGACTTACGTGTTCGCCCCCGGATCGAAAGCGGCTTGACCAGCTAGTAGGCGTGTACTACCTTAATAAGAAGGGGTAAAGGGGTAAAATATGGCAATTCAAAGTTCTGACATTCTGTTTAAACTGTCGACCACTGCGGGGTCCGCTGGCAACTCGGGCGCGCAGGCCGACATCAACGCTTCGCTGGGTAAGTACATCAGTACGACCCAGATTGCAGGCACGTTGCACAACCTTTTCGATAGGGTGACCGGCGACGAAAACGCCGCCAACGGGACCGGGGTTGGGATCGAGTACCGGTGCATCTTCATCCACAACGCACACGCTTCGCTGCCGCTTCAATTGCCGGTGATCTGGATCTACTCCGAGGTCTCCGGGGGCTGCAACATCCGTATCGGGCTCGATACGACCGCTCAGTCGTTGATTGGCTCGGCATCCGCTCAAGCGCTGACCATTGCCGACGTCAACACGGCCCCGGCAGGGGTTTCCTTCACCGCCCCCACTACCAAAGGCACCGGCATCAGCCTGGGGGCTACTTTGGACGCCGGCAAATGTATCGCCGTCTGGGTGGAGAGAAAGACCACCAACAGTGCCGCGAAAGATGCCGACGGCGTGACGTTGAAGGTCGAGGGCGATTCGGCCGAGTAACCCACAAATTTCACCTTAGCGGGGCACTGTGCCGACTCGGCGGGTGCCCCTTTTTAGTATGGACTATACCGCTCTAAAAACCGAAATCGAAACCGACCCAGCCGGCCTGGGATATTGTGTCGATGGCGTTCGCAAGCCTGACCCTGAGATTCTCGCTTTGATCAATGCCGTGGATACTCGGTGGACCTACCGACCAGAGGCCGGCAAGATCCCGCTCACCAATCTGCTCGGGTATCTGACGCGGACCGGTATCATGGCGCGCCTCAGGCGCCTGGAGAATGCCATCTTCCCTGCTCACCTCGCAGACGCCCCGCAAGAGACAAAGGATATCCTGCAATCGTGTGGAATTGCGGTGCCTTTGCTCTTTACGACTTCCGGCATTGGCAATATCGACATCGACAATTCGGACACCCAGGCGATCGCCGGCGCTCTTCTGCAGGCTGGCATCATCAACCAAACTGAGTACGACGGGATCCTGGCGCTATCTGATCTTCCGACCAGTAGGGCGATCTATCTTTTTGGTGACGCCGTCACCGAGGACAACGTCGAAAGGAGCCATTAATGGGAACCACCTACTCTGAGACATGGACCGATAACGTGGCCGTAGTGGCTCCTGCGGTCCTCGCTCGCGGCTCTAGCACTTCGGGAACCATCGACCTCCGCGCTAAGATCGGCGCCATGGTTACGATCAAAGTGGGTCGCGGCGGCACCGCTGCATTGACCAACGGAGTAGCCATCCTTCTGCGACCGATCATTAACAATGGCACCGCCACCACCGGGGGACGGGAAGCGGCTGGCATTGCACTTCAGTCAGGCACCACGGCTGCTGACCTTTCCACCACCGTCAACGTCACTGTTAATTCAGGGCAAAAGGAGGTGAAAACGGCCTCCATAACTGGATTTGCCGTGGGAGACTGGCTGTGCATTCAGGACTCGGGTGGCGGTGTCACAAGGCTGGAGTTTGGTCGCATAGCCAAGCTCTCCGTAGCGTCGGGAACAGGCGTCACGCTGGACAGGAACCTCGCCTACCAGCACACATCGGCCCAGGCTGATACCGTCAGGAACAAGTCGGACGTATTTGTGGAACAATGGCTTTACGGTGGGGCTTTGTGGGAAGTCGTATTCGATTATGCGGATGACGCTGCCGGTGATTCGGTAACCGTTGTTGCTCGTGCACGCACACTCGACTGCATAACCCAAACCGTAGTGTAGAATGGCCCTAACCTTCACGGAGAGTTGGACCGACAATGTGGAAGTCCTGGCGTATCAAATAGTGCAAGGATATTACGGGAACCCTGTAGGCACGCTCGATTTGACGGGAAAACTTGGGGCAATGGTCACAATCAAGATTGGACGACAATCTACCTCCTACGATTTAACTCCGTACACCACCTTCATAAAAATCCGTAAAGTGAAGTCTGACACAGACGGTGACATCAGTGCAGACGGTTTTTATTACGGGATAGTGCAGGCCGCGCCTTTGGTGATGAATACGGTTTATGGAGGGGCCAGCGCCGGTGCATATGAAGTGCCCACATCTACAGTTTCTGGATTCGCGGCTGGAGAATGGGTAAGCATCTCCCAGGCGTACACGGTAAATCGTCTCGAATTCGCACGGATCGCCAAACTCACCGTAACCAGCGGAACCGGAATCACCCTGGACCGGCCCTTAATGTACTCACATCCCGGCGGAGAGGAAATTAATGGCAAGGCAATCGTGTTTGGTGAGTTATGGCTGGATGGTGGGTCTGCTTATGAGTTCTCGGCAAACATGCTGGCAGAGAATTCGATGAGAACCTTACAAATAGGAGCAAAGGCAAGGACGCTCGATGCGATTATTCCCGTGATCGTTTAACACATGCCAAACATCCTCAGAACTCCCCAGTACTGGAGCAGGCTAACGTCTCAGCCGGGAGCTGTGCTTAATGGCGGCAGCCGATTGGCGACCGGCCTACAGTGTGCCTTGATGTTTTCAGCGGGAGCAGGAAGGGTAGTAAACGACCTGTTGGGAGTTAAAAACGGGATCATTGAGAGCACTTCGTATGACTGGAGAGATGGAGGGCTTCACTTAACGGCAGACGCTGGCGGGATCAATCTTGGAACGGGTTATTTTCTAAACTCCATGACCGAATTGACGGTCATCGCGGATCTCTACCCATTATCTGCGTCATCCAACTCTCCGATTACATCAAAAAATTATTATGAAACGTCCACTGGATGGTCGTTCAAATATTTTTATGGATACCTGCAGTACGCCACTAATTCCAGCTCTGCAAGCAGTGCCGCTGTAAGTGCGTTGACGCGCCATGTCGTCGCGATGACGCTCACCGGGGGAACGTGTAAATTTTACGCTGATGGGGTTCAATCCGGCTCGCCTACTAACAGCCTTCCAACTCCAAGCAACGTATGGTCTAAGCCGTTTTATGTTGGCCGGCTGTATGACGGAGGCACAACCTACTCCGGTGGACTTCGGTTTTACTCACTTTTACTCTATGACAGGGCGCTTTCAGCCGACGACATTGCCTATCACTACCGTTATCCGAATGATCTGCTGATAACCAGAAGGCCGATCACCTACTTCCTTGGGGTTAACTCCTCGATCCCGGTCTCTAACTCGTCTGCCCTGCAATGGAATTGCAGTCTTCTGGCCCCTCAGTCTCAAGCCACCACCTGGGACACGTCGGCATTAGCCGGCCAAACTAAAGCTGCTACCTGGGACACGTCGGCCCGGTCCTCGCATACGCGGGAGGCGACTTGGAACACCTCGGCACTGGCGGGCCAGTCTGGGGTGGCAACGTGGAACGTCTCCTCGCTGGCCAACCAGTCTAAAGCTGCCACCTGGAACGTCCAGGCACTGGCCGGCCAGACGAAGGCAGCCACTTGGAATGTCGGCGCCCTCATCTCTCAGACGAAAGCCCTTTCCTGGAACGTCTCGATCCCAGTCGCTGGCTCGAAGGGTACTACCTGGAACGTGTCTATCCTGGCGGCCGCATCACGAGCGACCACTTGGAACGTGGGCGCCCTGATTTCCCAAACGAAAGCACTTTCCTGGAACGCGTCGATCCTGGTGCCCGGAACGAAGGCAGCCACATGGAACGTCTCCATTCTGGCAGCTGGCCCGAAAGCCGCAACCTGGAACACCTCCGCCCTGGCGTCAGGCTCCAAAGCCGCCACTTGGAACACCTCTGTTCTGACGGCTGCCTCAAAGGCCGCGACCTGGAACGTGGGGGCGCTGATCTCCCAGACGAAGGCCCTCACCTGGAATGTCACGATCCCCGTGGGTGGATCTAAAGGGGCGACGT